ACTCTCACTAATAGTTAATGCAGCCTGATGCCCGGTCACGTCTGCTTCCGTAACAGTATAGTCTGTTAGATAAGCTCCAAGGTCTGATATCTGACTCTCACTAATAGTTAATGCAGCCTGATGGGCGGTTACATCTGATTCGGTAACCACATATCCAGTTAACACCGGATTCCCGACAACATTAACCTCATCAAAGTTTCCTGTTTTAAAACCAGCATAACCCCAATGTAATCCAGGCTTACCTATTCCTCCTTCTCCGTCTCCCCTTGGCACTAAATTTCTTGTTGTCATATTTATTTTCTAATATATTTCATTGATTATAATTACACACTTAAATCAAATTATACTGGATTATTCCTAGGAGAAATATCTCCATCGACATCCTCAAAGTATTGTATACCAACCTCTTCTGTTTCGTAATCTGATTCTCTTGGCGAATAATCCGTAGAATTAACGGCTTCCCACAGCTCTATTGCTGGACCCTGGGAATCTAATGAGGCAGATCGTAATACCAGGTCGCCTTGCTGATCTTTATCGAACCACTGAACAGAGAGACTATTTTCAGCTGTACTATGAGTTAAATCGTACAGAGCTGCCTTCCAGCCAGATTCGTCCTTAATCAGTAAGCTTTTCGTCTCTGTATCAAAAAAAATATCTCCAACACTTGCATCGGTTGGCATATTAGAGGATTGGCATGTCTTTATTGTCCTGTAACTCATTAAATTATAATACACTTAAACCATATCAGTCATTATTAACAATATACCAAACCTCATCATAATATATATATAAATTACCCGTATCAGTTCCATATGCTACTGTGGCCTCTCCTGAGGGGTTACTTGGTTCCGTTGCTAATATTTCCGCTTCAGTTGCTTGAAAGTTAATATTAAAAGGACCATTAGTGTTTTCATAAATATACCATACACCCTCATAATAAATATAAATATTCGACGTATCCAATCCATATGCTATCACAACCTCACCCGAAGGATTATTTGGCTCTGTTGATAATATATCTTGCTCTGTTGCGACGAAAGATATATTAAATGCGCAAGTCATCCATGGGGCTCCAATTCTTGATTGATTTGGATTAGCGTCTATATCCCAATACCCAAATCCATTACTCCATGGAGCATGAACATTAAGCCACATGTTTCTATGCCCCCAAATAGAAGCTCTACCACATGGAGCGAAACCATCCAAGTCGGGTAAATATTTATATACCACAAAGCATGCTAAACCTGTTAAGTTTCGCTGAACAGTGCCTCCAGCCAAGAACGGAGAATCTCCTTGATTGGTTCGCATGTAATCATTTTCTGAATTCTCGAGTCCGTCAAACTTGACCGCCGGCAAACCATGAAGCTGCGAGTAAGCGGGATTATCTACTCCAGCTGGCACATAAAAGTTCGCACTAGATGGCGTTTTATCAGTCCATTCAACTACCTCTCCATTAGACTCAACTATTGAGGTCTCATTGTACCACCCAACCAATGATTGTCCCACATCTGATGGACCCCACCCTAAAACATTGGATTCCTTATAGGGATGAGATTCTGGAAGGAATTGCTGCATTGACCACTTGTGAGCCAGATGTCCCTCTATCTTCTGCCTGGTTTCTTCATCTATATTTTCATCAATTACAATTACCTCACCAATTACAGCTGATTGATTAAATGCAACTTTTGCTAACTGCATATAAGCATCAGTTTCAATAGTTATATTTTTATTTCTATCGGTTTCCTCAACTAAAAGATTGCCGTTTTGCCACATTTGCTGTGTTGTAGTTGATTGGTCGTAAGTCCATCCACCTATAAAATTAACCAAGTTATTACTAACCTCTGCATATATTGCCGTCACAATTACATCGCTGTCGGGCATAATAATTCTATTATCAATAATCTCGACTGGATTACCCTGCGAGTCAACTGCACTAATGGATTCCAGGAAAAAATTATTTTGCGGGTATACTAACAGTATCACTTCTTGTCCCTCCCTGTATAAAGGCTCTGGATATGATGCCTCAGACCCACCAGGAGTGTCTACAAAAGTAATACTATATTCATAACCCTTATTTCTATTGCTTCCCTCGATCTTATTATACTCAACATCATATGCATACGATGATCTTGGCGATAGCCCAACAACCCTACTGATTTGTTGCTGCTTTTTTATTGCTGGCAAATATGCGAGTTCTGTCGATAGGCTCCTATGTTCGCTAGAGTACCTACTTTTTGCGCCCAGCCCTACATGCCAATTTATAACAGTATCTAATGAGGTTACAGAGAAATCCTTATAAGCAAATAATCCTAAATTTTTAACATCATCTGATGCTCCAAAATAATAAAAACAATATAATATATTATCTTTTAATATTTTAGGATCTCTTATTGTTAGTTCTACTGATTCATCCTCTATCGCATCTCCCCATAAATTTCTTTTTAATTTACCGTGCCAATTTTTATTTATATATTCTTCTAGGTGCTGATAGAATACTTCGTCTCTATTTGATCCATCTCTGAATATTGAGTCAGCATTCGCAGATCCATTAACATCAAATATAGAGTTCCACTCAGTCAGTGTGGTGTGCTTATCCGTTAGCCTCCCGTAAACTAGCTCCGGTTTTTTACCTAGCCTTATACTTCCCGCTCCCAGTAAATCTTCTTCGAGAGAGTTTCTCTTCAAACTAAACTTAAATAAAGACCCCTCAAGCTTTGGAGAGAATATCTCGAGTGCCATTAATTCTTCTGCTGACGCAAGCAGAGAATTCGCATAAGAATCTGACAGTAAAAATTTATCCTTTAAATATCTTACTGCATAAGACTTTCTTCCAATTGATCCTTGTTGATTTGTTTTAATTTCTAAGTGGGGAGAGCTCTTATTGGAATCTTCTATGCTTGTTAATTCTACAGGAAACCAATCTCCTTCTGTCGGCCAAGATATATTATAATAGTCATCAAGTATCAAGAACTCTCCTTTATGATATTCATCTTCGCTTAGAAGTGTAACGTCTTGAGTGATTGGCAACTTATTTGTTACAGTATCTTCCTCAGATAACATTGATACATGTTGACCAGGCACCCATGCAAGCCCATCAGGGTACCCAATCATATCCGGCTCTGTTGCACTTAATTGCTTCACTTCATTTGTAAAAGCTCTGTGTCTACTTAACTCAAAAACATAATCAGACTTTGTTGTATACTGAAGTATACCAGTACCACCAATATTAAATAAATTAATTTCAGAGCTAGTAGCAGCATCCATAGCCACACTAAAAGATAAATAATCGTTTTGATTATTACTTAAAGAGATATCTATATTTTTGAAATTCATTTATTCTTCCTCGCAAAAATCTACAGCATCATAGTCTCCCTCGTCTGCAACAAATAAAGATATAATTGTTTCTTGCCTGCTATTTATGAATACAGTTTGGCTTCTTGCATCTTGACCGCCAACGATATCATAAAATAATCCAGTGAAATCAAGCCCATCAATATTCATGATTGAATTTTTCTGGCTATCATAATTTACCGTCATGGAATAACTTTTATTATCATAAGTATATACAACTTCTTCGTCTGACAGAGATCCATTTATTAATTCGTTTACATTATTTTTACCCTGTATCATCCTCCGCATGCCGCCAAGAGCTCCAGACATTCCTATATGTTTATATAATTCAGCAATATCTTTACCTCCGTTAGTTATTTCTTCAGAATATGACAATATAGATTCATCTAATTTTTGCATGAAATCTAAGTCGTCTACCCATCCGTCTGTAGTAAATTCTAGTGATGGTGTTTTATTTATGCAAACATCGTTTTCAATGTCTGGATCAAACTCGCTTAAGTCTGCAGGTATAAAATTATCTTGATTTTCCATCCACTCTCGCTCCCCAGGATCTTCGCAAAGAAAGCTCCCTGTTAGTGTGAAGTATGCATCGCAGTCATTTTCGTCCGTAGAGCAATTTGATATAGGGAATCCTGGATATATATCCACCCTTGCCCCAAAAACATCAATAGGCAACTCTTGATCATGGACATCCTGAATTATTCCAGCGTTTCCAGTTTCTAGCTCGCTAATTAATGGGTGAAAAAATGTAGGAATCTTAAAAGAGTCGGTCGGGTTTAATGTGATTGGTAACTGTTCTGTGTTATCTACCGTATACATAGAGCCTTGATTTCTGTATTTAGGATATTCAAACAAAGAGAACCTAACAGGGTCACTATTCACAAATCCGGTTATCTCTATTGGAAGAGTACAAGTATTTGTTATCTTCACAAATCTTCCCGAGTCAACGATTGTTCTTTTAAAATTACAGTCAAATTTAGTGGTTGAATCAGAGCAACTATTGTCAGTATAAATTTTTAATTCCTTTTCTGTAAAAACATATGACGCATCGCTTTCCCTAACAATTGGTCCGCATGCAGAAAAATTACTAACACCCTCCTCAGACAGGCAAATTCCAGAATTTTGTGTTATAAAAGGCATTTTAGTTACTGCGGCTCCTCTATCACCTCTATAGGCTCAGGTTCGGTTACATCATTCAATTTTATAGGAAATTGTATCTCTGCATAGCAATCAGATTTTTTAATACTTCCATCGTCTGTATTGAATACTAATTGTATATTTTCATTTATATTAGCAAGCCTGTTGATTCTTATGCCGAAAAATAAATCCAAAGATTCCCCAGGTTTTAATTTTGGCAAGTGAGAGTAATCCCCCTGAAGGTTATTTTCCTCGGTTACATTACTTATGTTGTAGTCAACTATCTGAAGATCTGTACTGCTACTAAAAACTCTTACTGGCATTCCTTTTGAGGCTACACCTACATTATTTACTCCATCAGATGGTTTATTTTTCCAGCCCCCATCAATTAAAACCAAGCCGCAGTCTCGATATACTTCGTATTTAGTATTAAATGATTTCCATAGAATATTAGAGTCCGCTGTAGTTTCATCTGTCAGTGCTTTTTTATTATTAGGGTCACCATAATATTGGCCACCATTTCCATTTAATGAGTTTCCTTCTGTTTCATTAGACTGCAAGTATTCTAATTGTTGAAAACTTCCACTTTTAGGTATCCCTCCTTTTAGTCTTTCGGTTGTCCACTTTAGTGGGTCAGCTTCTGATTCAATATTAATTAATGTATTTTTTATTTCAACATCTCTTGGTCCGCAATTATGCACGGTCACCGAGAAATAATTTTCATAACCAGATCCTTCGCTTATTAATTCTACAGCTTTAATTAAATCAAGAAGCCTCTTCACTTCCCCACCTTGATTGCTTGAGTTACTTATTTCAAAATAAAACTCACTACCCTTGGTTTCATCTTCAAAGTCGTAAACATAATCTTTTAATTTGGTCGACAGTTTCCCAGGTATCCCTATCCCTACAGACATAAATATAGTATTCAACCTTTCTTCATACCAATCTGGATTATCCACCCCATTATCCGGGTTATTGTAAAAAGATTTGCCTGCATTAGATTCCTGATTTTTATAGCTGTCTAAAAACTTTTTTATGGTGTTTCCACTATGACCAAATTTAGCCAAGACTTCATCCCGGGGCCTACGTTTAGCTAGCTCCCTATCATACCTTAATGCCTTGCATATGTTTATTGCTGTAGGGCTAAATATAGCAGGGGCAGTTCCAGCTGCATCGTTATTTTCTCCCTGCATGTTGTATATCAGGCCATCACTTAATGTGATAATCATTCTATCTGTAATGTATTCAGCTCTAGGACTATTATACATTTGAGCTAATGCCCTAGCAATCGCTTTTGTATAATATTCCCCCTCGTTTCTTCGATAGTCTCCCGTCAACCCAGAAAGCCTATCGTAAATATATTGTTTATCAAACGATTGTTGTCCAGTTGATACGTCAAGCTGTGTTCCAGCTTCAAAAAGTATTAATCCTATATTAACTCTTTGTTTATCTATTTTTATTTTAAATCTTTCAAAATTATCAATATTAAAACCTTTTAATTTTAAATCTTTATTAATATCTTCTACTGCCGCGTCTATCAATGATTCTCCATTCTTATCAACCGCCCAAGGAGGCAAGTTGTCATCCCCCGATATATTAACGAATTCTATCGTTGGGGTGTTTAATTGTCCAGCATAACCTAAAGTCCCCGGCATTACATAATCATCATGCGCGACTATCATTTTACGTATAGTATCAATGGCGGCCCTAAATTTTGTAAATGAAAAATTACCAGAAGGTCCAGACCCACTAATGTTGTAATGGGTCATACTACCCGTAGTGTCCACAATGAATATAATATCAATAGCTTTTCTTTTTAACTGCACTCCGACTTCCCCTCCCTGAAGCCTACTAAAACCGCCGCATGTTGCGGCTTGCAATACAGAAGAAAACGTACATAATTGATGAGGGGTAATTGGATCCTCTAAATATGCCGAATAACACGGCCTGCTCTCGTTCTGCCCAATTCCAAAAACCGAGAAAAGATCTTCTTCTTTTGATGTCGCAGATTCTATAAAAGTTGCAGTTATTTTATGATTATTTTTATAAGATACCTGGTGATCCCAACTTGGGCAAAAGAATATTGACATTCCTGGTTTTGATAATGTAGTCTCATGAGATTCATCTGTTAGATAAGGCCTGGGCATGGAGAACCTAAACTTCTTATAACCTAAATGAGTTTCAAGAAATTGCAATATTTCTAATGCTTCTTCATCATCTCTCTGGTCAAATACAACAGTAAATTTTGATAAATTTTGATTAATCTGTTTTTTGTATTTCTTATTGTAATACTTCTGGAAATCGGATTGCACTTTATCTGGCGAATTGCTAAGCTCAAATGATAAGCTTGGCTTTTGTTCAAACGACCTGACCTCCAGCCACGGAAACTTTGGTATTCTGTCTGGATCTTCCAAGTATATACTGTGCCTGCCTCTTACCGCTGGAACTAGTATATAAAAATCATCTGTAGCATTTAAAGTAAAATCAGAAAGTGGAGTAACTATAATTTCCTTGGAGTCCTTTGTTAGTTCCGAATCAATCTGAATCTTTCGATAATTTTTTAACATTACCACTCTTTTCTTGGGCACTCCAGTAACAGGATCAAGAGTTTCTGGCGGTATAATGTCTAACCCAGGAGGAAACAAGACCTTACTGGTCAAACAATCTTCCGGACATCTCTCTAGATGTTTAATATTAACTGTCTGGGGTGATGCTTCAGATCCAGATTCTAATATTGGCCCAAATATATAATTTCTATCATCTATTTTATGGACTATCTTGGTTAATCCGACTGAAAAAATAGAATCTTCTTCTGGGATTTCTATATAAACACAATCCCCCAGCTCGATAGCCTGATCCTGATTAAAGATTATCTGGGCCTCTGTCTCTGATACTTTTACTATATCTGAAACCCCATCTAGTGTCTCAGTTGGATCCTCTTCATTTCCAGACTCCAGCGAGAATGTATTTAATTTTACTTGTTCCCCTTTTGTAAATTTTGTTTCTCCATCAATAAATACAGGTACCAGCACGTCAAGCCTATAATTATACCCAGCATGGCTATCAACGCTCCTTAAAGAGCTTTCTGTATTGCATACAAATTTAGCAGTTACAACATTATTATTTCTATATAATATTGAGTGAGAAAAATCGGTACAAGTAAAATGTAAATCTTTTCTATACGGATGAGTATAAACGAACCTAAAAGAAGATACATCTCCAGATAACAATCGGTCGCCCCTGTAATCTATTCCAAATATAGACTCATAAGCAAAATGCTTCTCTTGTAAGAAATGCATGATTGCCTTAGCCTCCTTATCTGTTCTATTATTGAAATTTACATCTATTTCTAGGGGCAAAGAATTTATAGCCAAATTATTTACATAATCAGAGCCTTCCCCAAGATTAAGGTTTTCGTTAGTTGCTACAAAATTACTTTTTGACCCATAAGAAGGTCTCCACTCAAAGTCCTGAGTCCAGTATCCAGTATCGTGCCACAATTCTGACCCGGGATGGTTTTCAATTGATGAATCATGATCTTGGGTGCAATAAAAAAACGGGCTTGTACTTGTCGCGCTAATTCTATCAAACTCAAATCCACCAGACTTCAATCCATATATAAATACGAATACTTGACCTAACCTTGCTCCTTGAGGTATATCTTTAGATTTAATATCTAAATATGCAGTATAATATTCATCATGACTTAATTCGGCTTGGGCTAAAAGCCTATAAGTATTTCTTTTGTCAGTAGGATTTAATTTATTAAAATTTTCATCATAGAATTGTATAGCCACCCCAACACCTATTGAATTTACCGGGTCAATAGCTCCATTAGTTTCTGTCAAAAATGTTTTATAATTATCTATTAGCTCAGAGTCTTTCGTGATTTTTTTGACCATTGCCTTTGTTGAGTAATCCCAACTAGGGTTGACTGGAAAATAACCACCATAAGATTGCTCTTTTTCTGTTGCCTCTATATCTATTGATATAATCTCATTAGTATTAATAGAACCTCCTTGAGATGAAATGAAATCATCTATATTCGCTAGGTTATCTACCTTTACGATATTATCTTTCGAGTAACTAACCCCACGCTTCCAGCTTTGTGCAGAAATATCCATTTATCTATAAGATTGTCTTACTGTGGCTCTTCCTCGAAGGAACCCTCCTTCCGAAACAGATAGTGCATCTTCATCTTTTACGCCGTACTGCTCTAATTCTGCGGGAACGACATCTGGTAGTACTAGGTTTCCTGCTAATTTAAATTCACTTAACTTACCGTAATTGTTGTCCGTAAATTCTTCCTCGAAACCAATATCTGAAAGAAGGATGGTAATGTCAGCTCGCTGACCAGTAATTTTGAGAAATGGATCCAACTTCTCTCCTTCTATGGATATCGTTATGTCTATTTCGTTTTTAGTCACACGGGTTGGTAGCTCTCCGTCATCATCTATGAACCCACTAATAGGTACATTGAGTTCTGGATATCTATTTGCACTAATATTATAACTAAAACTCAAGGGATATTCGATGCCAATACCATTGGCTCCATAAACTTTTGTGTTCATAGCATGGGGCACGGTATACTGTCTTTTTCTCACACAGGGCATATCTTCTAATACATATTCAGACCACCCTTCATTATACTCCATTTTTCCATAAACGTCTAAATCAATATTAGCTTCAATTACATTGAATGGTTGAGCATTAAATGATAGTTCTTTTAAGTATGCATGATAAAATTTATAATCCCCTATTGACCCAGTTATTCTTTTCTCGTTTACTTGTGGATATATGTTTGGGTCTGCGAGGCCTGTTAGATCAGCAAAGGAATGAAGGTTACCGGTGTTCATGTAATAGCTAATACTTAACCTACCTCTAATCTCCCCCTTGGCCGAATAATTCCTAATTACATCGACTTCGCCATACGGAACATCCCTATGCAAATCAAGTACCGTATCCCCTGTGGACTTAACATTGATATGATAATCTCCCGGGTAAAGATCCTTGGATAAGTATAGGGACTGGCCTCCTGGGTAAGATATTTTCTGTCCGCTTTTTATAATCTCTATTGATTCAGGCACCTTTATGCCCGGGCCAGAGGTTGGGCCCAATAAAAACTCAGTCTCTTCTTCTCCTTGAAATGTGATATCCTGATTTTGAAGGGCAAAGGATATATTGTAATCTTCTAGAAATTTCTTTGCTTCTAGCGGTTGGTTTGCCGATATCGAAGCATCTGTAGCTAGAACCATAATGGGCTCTTGCCCTTCTTCAGCCAATAGTACGGGCACATCTTCATATCTGTAAAAAGGTTTTCCCATAATTATACTACTGGACGTTTTTCTTTATAGGTGTGGTCTTCTGGTAATAAATCTACAAACCCCCATTTGTGAGCTAAATACCCTTGAGTTCTGAATATTTCACTATCAGGAATAAAGCCACTAACAACCACATTCTCTGCTATGAATCCATTGATAGTAGATTCCATTTCATTCATAACTGAACCGATGGAAAAAGCTTCTACTTTATTGAGGCCTAAAGAGCCTTCGACTATTGCAGATCTTCCATTTATATCTAAATATGAATTATCTCCATCAATTAAAACTGTTATTATAAATTCCTCTACCCTAATAGTGTCTGCACTAGACGAAGCACTCTGATAGCTTTCTTTTATTCCTCCGTCAACAATGTCATCTCCTTTGCTTTTTATTGAGCCAGTTTCTTCTAATACTCCATCCGGCCTTCTAGTTTGAGTAGATACCTTTATATTGTTTGTGTCTAACCTCTCTATCAGGAGCCTATCAAATTCTTGATGAAAATCAACGCCCAGTGTATCCACCAAAACAGCCCGCTTATTCATATCCTTAAACTGACCAGCTATAAAGACATAATAAGGCTCCCCCCTGTTTATATTAATATCTCTAGTGGTTAAAATACTTTTGCCGTAAAAATTAATAGCAGGTTTTTTATTAAATATATATTGAGTAAACCTTGGATCAAAACCCCCGCTTGAAGATTCCAATACGGCATCATTAGGTCCCTTACTCCTCCATCCCTTTACAGCATATCCATCTAAATTTAGATAGTTTTTATCTAAAGCATCATTCCATAAGGTTGGTCTCAAAAACGAAGGGCTCCACATTGCTTCGGTAAAATTGCTATTTGTAAAATCTTTAGAGTGGGGTAGTTTTCCCCTTTTATTATAATAAGATTTATACTGAAGATTTACAGTTAATCTTCCATCTACAGAAGATGAAACAGATTCCCGAATAAGCCTAGCTTGCTCGATAGTATAATGTTGAATTGGATCCCCAAAGCAATCATTAATCTTTATAGCGATATCTTCTACAGTGGGTGTGAACATATACTTCCTAAGACTTTGATATTTGTATTCATCTATCTCAAGGGTAAACGAAGTATCTGTAATAATTGGCCAATTAACATCGACCTGAGCAGCATATGCTGACCCAACAACATATATTGGCTCTATGCCTACATTAATTGAATGGTTAAATGCCACAACTCTATCTGTCTCTGAGCCTGCACATTTTATGCTTATCGATCCTTGGTCGGGAACTCTTATCTCTGGGAAAGGATTGTCGCCCTTAGCATTATACTCTGGTTTATTATAATATGAATCTTCCAGTATATAAGCAAATCCATTTTCATCCAGCACGGAAAATTGATCGTTTTCCTTGTCAACGAAATTTGGCGAACCACCTATGTCCCCAAACACTCTTATACTTGTCGATGTTGACGGAACCTGACCTATGGCACATGATACTGTATGACTAGTAATATAACCACTATGGAACCCAAAATACTCATGGCCATGATGCAAACTTCCAGTAAATGGAGTGTCACCCAAAAATTGTATAAAAAAATCTTCACTTACTAGCGTTGAATTTATTGAGAAATTTCCTTCTAGTGGCGCATTCAATACCGCCATCGATTTGGGATCAGGGCACCTCCTCGGTCTGTCTTCGGGGCAACTAAGAACATCTTCTTGTAATAAATCAAAAAGCCCATGCTCTTGAATCACGAAGCCGTAGCAACTATCTTCTGGTTTATTTTCAATTTCTATTTTAGGCTCTGGTGGATAATAATCTTCTCCAACTAGCCCCCAGCCTAATACATTAATTGGTTTTTCTTGTATAGAGTACGAACCCTCAACGCTCTGGATACCAGACATTTGAGTTCCATTAATAAAAAATTTCTGCTCGTGAGCTAAGAATGCTTGCTTCATCCGCTAAGCTCTCCACCTATTCGCTTCTCCTCTCGAATAACTTCGAGTACCTTTGTCTTTATCTTCATGGCAAGTTGTTGCTCTTGCTCGTATGTTCCTTGTGCCCCTTCGGTGGAAACCTTTTCATTTCCGGATTTGTCAATTGTTACATTGACATTTATATTGTTTGTTACTTCTGTATTTTGATTTGTCGCAGCAGTTTCTGTTTGGTTTGCTTGTGTTCCTTCTAATAGAGAGCTTATCCTATTCTCTACTACAGGAGCAGGCTTTGATCCTGATGTTGTCTGTGGGGTAGAAATGGAAGAACTAGGAGAGCTTGCTGTACCAACTATGCCGCCCTTATAGTATCCTTTTTCTGCCTTGCGAAATCCGTCTGGATTTTGCATTGCAAACTTCATCATGTTTGGGTTGTCTCGAAGTAACTTATCTGTAGAACTTCTTCTTATGATAAAATCTCCTTCGCTTAGTCCAACTGGACCCACATTATCTACACCTCCCGGTCCATCAATGATGGGGATTGATCCAGTGCGATTCATTTTATTTAAATTGTCATAACCTATGCGCTTCGCAATTGGTGCTGGTATAAAAGATTCTCCTGCAGTCAACATGGCTGGAATTTCTCCACCCGAAAATACTTCTAATGGCTTGCCCGTAAGTATATCTCGCTGACCCCTATCTATTCCAGTATAATTAATTTTCGGTGTCTTGTAATGCGGATACTTAGGTGTTTCGGATAATTTTTCCCAGCCTTCTGTTCCGTCTGGATTTGGCACACTCATCCAAGAGGACCCCTCGTTTGACAATGCCCTGCCAGATTCAATACTTTTGGATACTTCTGAATAATTAACATTTAGGTTTGCTTTTCTTGCGGCCTTAAATGCCTCAGAGTGCTTACCTATCCCACTATGGCCAAGAGCTACATTTTTACCCTTTTCTATAAGTGCATTAAGTGGCTTTGCAGCCAAGGAAGTTAATTGACTAATCGCAAAACTTGCCACGGTTCCTACAATCGATCCAATTTTCGACATTCTTTTACTGACATCTTTATTTTTCTGCGCCGCACGATATGAAGCTACATCTAATAAATGCCCCCGATACTCTTCCATAACTGGATCTTTAGCTAGAAGCTTCCCACTTGATCTAGGGTCTCCTCTTGAAATTGAAAGTGTAGAATCCAAGTTCAAATTCTTAAACTTGTTCATATCAAATTCAGGTGGCTTGTCTTTGTGGGCATCCTTGTCTTGCATTTTCTTGGCAACATATCTCGCTGCTTCTTGCATCGCAAATCCCTGGGCTAATCCGGTCGCTCCGGCCTTCACTCTTTGAGCAACACCACCCTCCTCAAAGTGTTGCAATATGCCGCCATCTTTTAATGCCTTTGCTGCCTTTTTAGGTACAACAAATTCTCCTGCAGTGAGCATGGCTGGTACTTTATCAACCCCGGGCTCGCCCTCAACAAATCCACCTTTTGCAAATTTTTGTATTTTGCCGCCGAAGAAATCCTGTCTTGGTCTTTTGGACTGGTTGCCAAAACTTGGAAATTGAGGAATATTAATTTGGCCATTCCTGGTAGATAAACTAATAGACGTTTTCAGACTATTGAGGTCTGCATTAATTTGTCTAGAGTTTTCTACCGCTTCCCGATATTGGAAATTAAAATTTTGTACATTAGTATTAGTCTCGGCAAGTTTTGACTTTAAATCCTGAAGGTGTTGTCTAGTTTCATTTGTTAAACTTTTGTTTGGATCTAAATCAATTGCCTCAAGCCTAGCTATTTCTTGCTGTATAGCCTGTGCTTGAGCTTCATTAATTCTTTGTGTTGTGACAGTACCGCCTGAAGGTCTTTCTCGGCTTTTAAATACTATACCTTCGGGTTTGACATGACTCTTTTGCTTTAAGCTTTGATCTGAGTATTCTTCAGATTTATATATATTGGGTCTTCTAGGATTTCTGGCTGCATCCTCAGCTAACTGAGCGGCTTTAGCTTCTTCTATTTCTTTAGCTCTAGCTTTAGCAAGATCAGTTTTAGCCTGTATCGCTAATTTTTCTCCTCTCTGTTGGTCTGGCCGTGCAAATGGAACTTCATTGGGGTTAGGTCCATCCCTTGTCACTCCAATATCAGCCCTACTTGCAGCCTGCTCCCCAACTATTCTTTTTTGGTCCTCTACGGACATTCTTAGTGCATCAAGCGAGCTGATCAGCTGAGTATTCGCATCAATTAAATGATTATTGGATCCAGCTATTTTCTCGGCCTCAGAAAGTGCATTCTCTCCAGTAAATGCAAAAGTTAAATTTTTAATAATCTGATCGATATTGTGCTCCATCATGCGGTCAAGCAAAACATCTGCCAATCCTAAACCAAAGTCAGACCATGCTTCCTTTGCACTTTTTGCACCGCTTCCAATATCTTTAAAGAGTTGCTTCATGCCGCTCCTAGTTTGATCTAGTCCTATGTCAACTAAATCAGATCCAAGATTTTTGGCGGCTACATCCATCTCTGCAATTTTCACCCGCAATGTATCAAAAGCCCGAGATCCTTCTCCTAATAATTTATTAGTTTCTTTGAGGGACTGAGCAAATGCAAGAGCATCTTCTGGGCTACCAGTTATCGTTGCCCTCATGCCGGCTTCTCTTGTTCCTCTAATTCCAGTGGCCCTTTCTGTCGCTATATCTGCACCAACACTTAACCTTAACTCTTGCTCGCTTACCGCAGCTTTTCTTATCGCATTCTCTAACCCGATTAATTTATTAGAAGATTCTTGCAATTCATTTGCTTGGCGCAGTAATTCTCCTTGTTTACCCATTGCACTTAATATTAATGCTTTCTCGCTATTAATTAAGGCGGATGATTGAGCTGAAGTTATTTCTTCTTGAATCTGTAAGTCTACTTGTTTTCTTAACTCTTCAGATCCTGCTAATAATTTTAATTTAGTAAGATTATTTCTTGCGGTTGTTTCGAGGGTAGTAGTTTCTTCGCTTATTTGCGACTGAACCAAAGACTCTCTAGTTTCGTTATAACTTAAATATTCATTCCTGAATGCTGCATCTTTGGCAGCTGCACTAGCCCCAAGAACTTCACTTTGTATCTTAGCTATTTGAATAATTTTAAATTCATCGGTATCCCGAAGTATATTTTCTTGAACTTGTAATTGCTTAAGGGACAATACAGCAGACTCTGCATCTGTGCGGTTTTTATCTATTTGTTGTTCATAGGCTTTGTCATCAAGGGCGCCGCTCTCCATGATCTTTTTAAGGCTATCTTTTCTAAAATGATTAATGACAGCCAGAGTGTCAACTTCGCCCTGTAAGTTTTCAAGCATGGATTCTGCGGGGTTCTTTTGCTCGGCAGAAATCATAGCTAATTCCCTAGCACCTTCGACTGTTTTTTGTTTTATTAAATTTAAAGCCTTTTCGCTTTCTAATCCAGCTCTTGCTACTTTAGCATTTGTTTCTGCTGTTTTGTTTGATCTTTTTAATATATCATTATTTTTTGCAACCAACTCTATATGTTCTTGCTCTATGGTTGTTAATTTCATCTTGTGCATCAATAAAATTACTGCCTGCCTTAAAGTGGCATCTTGAGTAGCTCCATATTTTTCTGTTAACTTATTGACAATCTCTTGATTATCACTTAAATCTTTTATTTCTTCACCGAGCTCTCCAAAAAATGAATTAATTTTCTGAATTTGTTGCGGCGTTTGATTGCCTAAAATATCTCCAATCTCTGCAATCTTTTGGGGTTTAAGGCCAGTCGTAATTGCTTGCTTAAATTCAGCCACGCCAGCCTGGGCATCTTTAGCGTCACTGTTAAAGCGTGAAGCAATTTTAGAGACACTCATATATTCTTTGCGAAGAGTTTCTAGCCCATTTAATGCTTCATTATTTGCTTTTAATTTACTTGACTCAAGTTTTTCAGTTATTGCCGCTGATTCTAAAGCTGTTTTATTTTGTATAGCAGTAGACTTGCTAATCATTTGATACTCACTTTGTAAGTCAATTAAACTACTATTAATTTTCCTTTTAGAAGCGCTAATGATATTATCTAAATTATTTTGATGTGCTATTTGTTCTGTTTGTTTTTTATAGTTAGCTACTATTTTAACATATTCACTTAATCCTCCGGCTTTAGCTTGTTGTATTTTTTTATCGCCCTCAAATTCTCTTTCAGATACTTCTATTTGTCTTTGTAATGCATTGATGAAAAATTGTTTCTTTTCTGCGGTTTCTAGGTCGAGAGACTCCAATCCATCAATTCCTCGAACATTCCCTGCTGCTAGATTTTCCTTGATTTGTCCTTTTTTCTCGGGGCTAAGGCCGACAGTTATCGCTGCAATTGTATTTGCTAATACATTTAACTGTTTTTTTAAGTCACTGCTGGGAGCGTCTCCTTCCCCAAATGTATCAATAAAACCAAACTCATCTCCCGTTTTCTTCCCGAAATCTTGGATAGCTGTAGCAAAAGCTGCTTGAACCGCTTCTTGTTTGGCTACTTTCTCTAGCACCCGAACTAATACTTCGGTTCCTTTGATTTCGCCAGACTTAGCACTGTTAATCTCATTTATTAAATCCTTGTTTTTTAAATGAGCGGTATCTACTTGACTAAGCTTAGATTGCAAACTAGTTTGTTGCTTAATCTCTTTGATCCTCAGGCTCATTAATGACTTTTCTTGCTTTAGTGTTCTGCCCGACCCAATAATCTCTAGTTTAGATATTTTATCTTTTGTCGCTGATAAACCGTTCGCCTCATCAAGGGCTGATTGGGTTTTTTCTGCAGATTCAGAGAGCTTTTCTAATTTATCTGCGGCTTTATCTGCATTATCCTTAAAAAGATCAAATATATCTATACCAGCAAATTTCAAGACTTCGTTTAGCACACTAAAACCAGTAATTAATTGGCCAACCGCAGGAGCAAGCCTCAATAAGCCTTTGCCGAATTTTGCAATACCACCTATCGTCTTAGCGATTTTATCTAAACCTAATCCCTTGCCTTTTCCTGCTCCCCCAGCACCCCTAGTAACTTTACCAAGCAAGCCTCCAAGACCAACTTCTTTGCCTTTCTCGACCCCTCCCATCTCTGCGAGTTGGCTTGCAAATTCTTTAGTAGCGATCATGGTGGACACAACATTGCTAACCCCTAATCCAAGTTCAGCCATTGTTTTGGTCGTCTCTCCGCCTGTCTCTGCAAATTCCTGAAGGAACCCACTAGCCATACTAATGCTTGATTGAAGGTAAAACAGCCTCTGCAGTCCCTCCATATTTGAAGTGGTATGCTTATCCACCCCTTCTTCATTATCCTTTAAAGAATTAGTGGTCGATTCTACTTGATTTTCAAAATCTTTAAACTTTTGACCCGCCGGTCCTCCAGCCACACCACCAACTACAAAGTTAGGCATAAATCCTCCGGCCGCACCATGGCTCTTAGGATCGATTCCCATGCTTTTTGCCCGCCTGATCCCCTGGCCAACCCCAGCAGGCTCATCTCTTGTATTAGTAACAGCAAGACCCATTGGGTTTCCGGGCCCTTTTAATTGATTACTTTGTTCAATTTTTATATTGCTCGCTGGAATTCCGGCGGCCTTTTCTCGCTCCACCGCTTCTGCTAATGGGTCTGCAAAATTAGGAACAAAACCGCCAGATAATATTCTATAATCTTCTGGATATTTTTTTAAATCCTGCAAGGTTTTTCTGTCATAAAATTTAGACAAAAATTGAAGCATAGTTTGCCCGGGCCTGAATTGAGTTTCACCCCCTGCAAATTCCTTTAAGTATTCTTGATGCATCAAGTTTTTTGACTTGATTGTTTTCTTCTTAAAAGGTACAGCATTATCAAAAGGAACTATATCTGCAAAGTTGGGAACGAGGCCGCTTGATGCATCACTAAAGGAACCTAAACTTCTACCGCTATTATACCTCTCGACTTTGTCTTTAAGGTTTTTAATAAAAATACCATTTAAATCAATCGTGCCTTTTCTGTCTTGAATCGCAGCTTTTGATGCATAATGTTTAGCACCCTCCCTTCCCATAGATGGGCCGCCAAGACCCTTTAGGTCTTTATTTGCCCTTGCTTTAAACCCTTGAGTTTGTTTATTTATTTTTGCAATCTCTTGTGGTTTGGTGTCCGTATGGTTTTGCAAATAATTAGCAAAATCCGTTAAAGTAAAATCATCTCCCCGAAGGCCCCAGCCATTTGGACCTTTAGACCATTTGAGAAATTTTTGCCAGTAATGAAAGTTTGGCACAAAGCCTTGATTGTTAAATTTAGATTGTATATCCGAAAACTTTCCGGTCTTCCTTTTTATTAAATCAGCATCCTGCTTAGATAGATATTTATTTATGTCTTGAAAGGTTAATTTATTTAAATCAATATCATCCACATGATAATCATAGCTTATTTTTTTATTTAATTCTTTTTTGCTTTTTATAGATTGATCAATCGCCTGTTTTGTTAATGGTTTTGATTTAGATCTTATATCACCAAGAGTAGTAGTTAAGTTCTTCTTTGGTCTAGCATCTGCCCCTTCGGCTATAATATCTACAAATCGGCTACCAGGCAGTTCGACTTTCCCTGATTGACTCAAAATCTGACCAAGTTTCCCTTGATCAGCTAACTCTCTAAGAACTTTAGTTCTCATTAATTTGGCGCCATGCCCTGTTCCAGATTCTGTATCTCCGTAAATAATTGAGTCTTGCAGTCCTATTTTTTTTCTGAGCTCACGAGGCACCCTAATTCTCCTACCTCGAGCTTCGGAAAAATCTAAAGCGTCTGTGCCTTTCTTAAATGGCTGACCAGCTAACATAGAGAAAACTTCCTCAAATAAGTCTCCTTTTATTCTGACATCACTTAAGTGACCGGTTCGGTCTTTAACTTCATTATATATTTTTTTAGCATTATTAAATTTTTTATCACCTAGCGCTTTCCTCATTCCTGATTGCCGGGTATTATATTTTTTTCCCTTTACGGTTTGAGTCCTTGTTTGCTCTTTGAGGTAATTTAAAAAAGATGGGCCTGACATACCAAAAACATCTTTGTATATATTTTTTGGCGTTTTAATTTGGCCTGCTTCATACTTTTTGATTAAATCATTGTAAAGAGAATTCCAGTCTTTTTTGAAATTCGGAACAAACCCTTCACTCATGCCCCACATATCCGCATCAGATTCAGAAAATTCTCCACCCTTGCCTGAACCCTTGATCCCCATCTTACCTGCGAGTTTTTGGGCTCCGCTCAAATTTTTTCCCTTTAACCCCTTTCCACCACTTATTTTATTTGCAGACATCCAACCGCTTAATTCGCGATCAGAAGCCATTCTTAAACTTTTTGATATTATGTTTGCCGCACTTAATTTTCCGCTCTTTACCTCATGAGCCCCACCAGGACCAATAATATCTACAGGATAATTCTGTACTCCTTTTTTTGTTTTTGGATCGTATGTTAATTGATTCCCGCCAACTTCTTTATTTAATAAATTAAGAGATTTTCTTTCTGCAAATTGATCCCGACTTAACTTACCCTTACCCTTGCCCCCTGGAATCGGAGGTCTTACATTAAACGTTCTTTCAATTGAATCAATACCCGCGCCGGATAATGCACTGAATGCTTCAAATAATGTCTCCTTACCTGATATCTTTTGCTTTCCACCATCTGAAGACATAATGATATCTTTTAGGCTTGCGGACATTTTTACCGGTTGCCTACTAGCAAATAATTTCTCTATTTCTTTATAATTGACCCCAGTTGCTCGTGCAATATCCATAGATCCGCCAAACAATGTAAGTTTGGACTTATCCATAACCAAATTTTTACCCATAGCTGTTGCGAAATTAGGCACGAATCCGTCGCTTGCGTATGGATCAAACCCATGCTTTCCTTGAAATGCTTTTTGGTATACCGATCCAGCCCTACTATTCTCAGGAGGCATAATTGCAGGTTGCTTCATTCCTGGAAATTGTTTTACTGTTTCAGCTTTATTATAGACTACATCCCCCACTCCCTGTACCCGCATTGAGTCAATAGGTCCAGCACCATATCCACCCATAGCGGCCCCTTTTCTTTCTTTCCTCCTTGATGCTTCTGGAACCAGCCCTCCTGATGCCCCAAGGTCCGGGGATACTCCTTTTGCGACCAAGGGTCCAGCTAAAGATTGAGCGATCCTTCTTTGCTGTTCCATGGCATCTGTTTGAGCCTCTATAATACCCAGCATGAATTTTTCTTGAGCTAATCGATCTCCCTCTAAATTGTTTAAAGATTGCTGAATATTATGGTTCCTAGATAATGCATCCACAATAGAATCTTCCATCTGTTTTATTCTATCTTTTTGGCTGACAACACCAAGAACATCCTTCATTGAATTAGAAGCGAACTTGGCGATATTCATGAATAGCTTGATGAATATAGCTCCAAATGCGATTGCCGCAGGGCCCGATATGACATTTCCAATGCCCCTAACTAATCCTTTACCAAAAGTGCTACCTTCTTCTTCTCCTCCTCCTAGGGCTCCTCGTATTTCTTCGATTCTTTCGTTTACAAACTCAAGGGCATCTGCCATTTGTGGGCCGATAGCTAGTTGCCCTATAGTCGCTGCTAATTCTTGAAGGTTCGTGCCGGCTTGACTCGCTAATGCAGAAACCGTCTTGTTTAATAATTCATTTTTCCTGGCAGCTTCTCCGGCTGCATCTGCAGATATTTTAGTGGCTTGAGTATGTAAGCTATTCTCTTTTGATAGGTCTTTTAATGCCGCCCTAAACACATTGGCTTGAAATATTCCTGCTGAAAACTGAACCACATTAGATTGCTGGGATTGGGTTAAACTATCGAAAGTCTTAGACATATTAAGCAAAACTTTATCTGCAGGTAAAATTGCTCCACTCAAGTCTCTTACAACTATTCCCATTTGCTCTAATTGATTTAAAGCCTCCGGCCTTTGTATTCTCGTGAAAATTGTTTTTAAACTATTACCAATAACCGCGCCACCTCTAGCTGTAGTTTGTTGAAGCGCCGCAACAATACCAACAAGGCTATCAAACTCGACACCAGCATCAATTGCAACGGCTCCCGCACGCTGCAAAGCATTAATTAAATCCTCAGAACTAACTGCGAAGTTAACATCTACCGCTGATAATTTATCAATAATATCAGTCGTAGTCAATCCGGCATCCCCAAAAGCATTAACCGCTGCCGTTAATCCAGCTACAGCATCCGCAGCCTTCAGGCTCGTTAACCTGGTAAGTATTAAAGCATCATTAGTTCGCTTTATGACTTCCTCTGTAGATAAACCTTGCCTGGAAAACTCTAGCGCAGCTTCCGCCGCAATATTAAACCCTTGGGCAGTGTTCCTTGCCGCATCAAACAGTCCCTCCCCAAAGGATCTTATCTGAGAGTTTGATAAGCTTAGTACCGCATTAATATCAGCAAGGGTTTTCTCGAATGCTACAGCCTCTGTAACCAAACTTTTGAAAGCATTGCTTATCCCGTCAAGGATTGCAACCGATGCACCAAAAGCTATAACACGAGCATTTGAAGCCTCTAAAGATTTCGTAAACTCGTTGGCAGACGCGTTGATTCTACCAAGTGGCTGCGTAAAGCTTTTTTCGTTAACACTGAACCCTACATTCTTACCACTAATTTTATTAACAACCTTGTTGATTTCATTAGTGGCACGATCCAGGCTACGCTTAACACCCTGAGTGTTAACACTTAGATCAATATCTGCTCTTATTCCTGCCATTTTTCCTTATACCTTATAATAAAACCTTAAAAGGTTATTACACCTAAAATTTTTATATTTAAACTACATTAATCCATATTTATTATTTGCCTGTCATCGTCTGGACCTCCATGACAAGTTGCTGGTTTATTATTGCCATATGTACCGCTAGCAAAAAGACCTTCTCTTGCATTCATTTCAAAAGAAAAATTACAATCAACCGTTCCGTAGTCTCCGATTCCTTGGCTTAAAGAATATCCATCAAGCCTAGCATTATCTATTGTGAATTTCATCGCTTTTTGTCTTTCATATTCTGGAAAACAGTGAAACGAGCATTCATTGGTCAACTCGATCTCAATTTCATACTCAGTGTCCCCGCAAAATATATCAATAAACCTACCACTTTCAAATGTGCTAGATAATAAAGACATAGACAATGTGCCCAGCTGTGGGTACTTCAATTTACTAGCATACATATGCATAGACTCGAAACCTTCAAGATCTTCTCTCTCAAAAGGTATGTTAACATTAAAAGATTGAATGTTAGCGGAGCTCTCAAAACAAGAATCGCCATCAGGTTCAGTGTTTAGTGTTGGACCTCCTATATTTAAATTTTTTATTTTTAGATTTATTCCATGTGGAGGTATAGCAGTAGCTGCTGACTTGTATAGTTTTGGCCTAAAGGTAAGTGCGGGAAATCCTATTTTATCTAACGGTGTTCCTTTATTTATTAAGTCTAGGGAAGGGTTCCTGATTGCACCTATTTTTTGGTATTCTAAATCCTTATCTAATTGTATCTCACTTCCGTCCTGGAATAAAATAAAATCTACATCATTCTGATCTCCTTGCCATAATAAGTTACCTAAAGTTTCTGTTATTTTTTCCCAGTAAAACCCTCCGCCCGCATCCATGCAGTCATAATTAAAATCGGAAGCCGTAAATGAAACCGAAGCTTTTGCTATATCTCCGACTGATGCTGAGAATGAATAGCTTGATATATAGCCATTACCTATACCTAGTACATTAGTACCCTCTAAACCCAGTTCCCTTTTATCGTATGCAGTCAAATCATGTCCTTCGTCACCTAAAACAAAAAACATGGATTTATTTTCTTTTAAATTATTGTATATAGTTCCACTATCCTGTACATTTAAATTGTATGCAGAGCCCTCTTCGTCGTACTTTACACTGGGCCCTAATATATTCAAGCCTAATAAACTTTCTTCGTAACCATCTGTAAGTAAGTAATCAAAACTAACATTTATCGAACCATGCTTAACCATGGTCCTTGCGACATAATGATCGCTTCCAATTTGCTTGATATTTTCTCTATTTGTATCTACTGAAAATTGAAAGGACTGAAGTTTATTGAAAAAACTGACTTCGGTTTTTGCGACATCATCCTCCCTGCTGCTATCAGAAACTGAATCCGCAAGGAAAAGCCCCACCGAATTGTACCTGATAACATTTCTGGTTTTTGCCATATATATAAATACACCACAGCCCGAAAACTGTGGTGTATTGTTGTTAAATAATTTTTATTTTAATTATGCTCGATATCCAAATAGGTATCCACTTACAGCATCTTCAGTGCTACCATTGAGCCCTGTCCATGCTGGGGGGAGTCCGTTGTTACCCTCGGTTGATTCTTTGCCGTATAAAAATAATCCATTATGCAGGTCATCTGCGCCACCAATTTGAGTGGTAAATGTAAGGTCGACAGTTTTATTATCACCAAGACTGCTGCTGTAGTTTTCAGATTCTAAACGAGCACCCTTAAGAGTAAATCCCATTGCTTTAGTTCCTTCCTTTACTGTGCAGTCGTCGCACTGAGGATCGTAGATGTCAAGTGAAACATTATACTCTTCACAGGAGCATAAAAAGTCGATCAAATTATCTTCTTTCATGTCTGCGACTAATGCAGAAACACTCATAGTTACGGTCAATGGAAGGTCCATCGCCTTAGAGAATCCAAATGTTGATCCAAGTCTCTGAAGAGTAGTTCTCCCCATTGGGACAGAAATACTTGCGGACTGCACGTGGGCACTTCCTACTAAAGGTTGGTTTTGAGCACCAGATACTGCTTTGTGCATAAGGGATGCATTTTGTAAATTAACAACTACATCTCCTGGGCGCAACGCTGCAACATCTTGCCCACAACCATCGTAACCACTCATAGTTGGAGGAAGCGAATAAAGTCCAGTACATCCATCTGAACCTTTAGAGACTCTGTTGCCTTGAGCATCCTTATTCCATGCATTACTTGTTTTAGAGCCATCTTTCATGTCCATGGCGGGGACATCATTACCGGTAGTCCCCAGGTCACTCTTGATGTTCATTCCTTCAACAGTTACACTGGCAGTCGGAATTGATCCTACAGATACATCTACACTGTAGTCGGTTATATATCCATTACCAAGAGAGATTACGGATTTGCTGTCTTCCTTGCCTTCTTCATGTATATTAGTGTCTCCATTTACAGCATCTCTTGCTTCTGGAGTTGTTAGTATAAAGAAGTTATTTCCAGCTTGGTATAACTCTGGCGATAATGCTCCGCTTAATGTATTAGTCTGACCGTCTGTAACAAACTCGAGCAAGCGCTCGTTTCTACCATCCACTAAATAATAAGAAAAATCTAAATTAACAGTTGGTGACTCAACTACGATTGAGTCAAGACGGGCTGCATGACCAAATTGGTTGATGTCTTGACGATTAACTGTGAAACCATAATTCGCACTTTGAACACGCTCTAATTGCTGGATAATACTTCCATGGGCTTTTGCAAATGCAGGATTATCTCCCTTAGGGTTCCACTCTGGCCAGGCATCTCCTTCGGCCCATCCAGCCAATTGACCATTATTAGTCCTGGTTGGCGAATCTAATTCTCCACCAAACACTTGAGATGAGTCAACCGGAGGGGTTGCAAGTCCAAATGGACCGCTTCCTACTCCCTCAATTGGGCTACTAGCTTTTGCTCCTGTAAAATGATACCCAGTGGAGTCGGGGCTAATAAATAACGCTTCTGATTGATAAATTACTCGATTTCTATGTACGGCCATGGTTTTTTTCTCCTTTTTATTTAAAAATAAGTGTTTGGTTATTATTACATCTTTATAATGTATATGGGAAATATTTTTTTAGGCCCTAGGAAACCTTGGTTGACTGATTTCAAAATCCACAAAGCCCAAATATAATCCTGGATTTATTTTTTTTGATAATTTGTCATTAATTTTGGAGGATCTAGTGTCTTCTATAAACATTAACGGTTCGCATTTTGTGTTATTTTTAACTTGCTCTCTATAACTGTAAAATCCTGTCTTTAGATCCCCAAATTCATTAAAAGGATGACTGTTGTACCCTATGTTTTTTATTGCCAAATTATATGCGTCCGTACATAAAGACATTATTCCATCCAATTGATATAGGTCTTCAGTGAAAAATATCACCCTATAGTTTAATGTGGTTAAGTCTTCCCCGCCAAAGGCAAAGGGTTCGTTATGGGACCTTTCCATAGAAACAAATGCTGCTGGAGAAACTTTCTCGTATGGAAGAATTCCAGTGTTGCTAAGAAGCTCTGGGGTGGTTCTACTATTTATATTGTATTTATTTTCAATAACAATGTTTTCTTCTGTATCATCTGCGAGGTATATATTTATATCCTTAACGGAGAATTCCGCCTCTACATTTAATTTATTGTAATTTTCTCCAAAATGCCTTCCCTCGAACAATACCCTACCGTTATCAAAATCAATAATTAACCCGCTTTGACCTCTGCTGCAAAAATTATATACTCCATCGCCTGTGTCAACATAAACCCCCGTTGGAATAACTGCTCCCTCTATATCGCTATTATAAACCCATTGCTTGTAGGGGCTATTATAAGATATGTATCCGTTGTGGTCATCTTCCGGATAGGAAGGTAACCTTTCATCCTCATGGTAGTAGAGGCTATCAAAATGGTTCGAAAAAGCCTCCCCTTTACAGGTTAAATGCTGGTCTAACCATAATGCGAAACTAGTGTTTGCTTCATGTTGGAATTGAGGTTTCATAGTATTATTTGGATAATTTAATGAATTCTTTTTGCCACTTATTAATAAATCTCGATATGTATGGAGTATTGGAGAACTTGCCCGACCTTAGTCTACTACTTGATTGTATTCCTCCTCCGGACCTGCTAAATGTAGAATTTGTTTTCATGTACTGACCCAGTCCAGATAATCCAGTTTCGATTCCTTTCGCCCAACTGATCCCAGTTGCCCATGGCAAGGGTGTTACAGCAAAAATATCTTTTGGGCTTGGCATTTCTATCCTTATTCTGGTTGTACCTCTCGAGGTTAAACCGGTAAACTTAATATCTGTTTTTTGCAATAAATCAATGATTGGCGATACAGGGCTCGATCCACTTTCGAACCCTATAAAACTAAAAAGGTTTCCGTATCCTCCCAATGTACCACTAGTATTGCTTGCTCGCGGACCTGCCAGTAACTCTCTGGTTATGGGTAAGTTTAAAAACTCTTGAATCATTCTTTTTTTTTGTTCTTCAAACTTCTTGTATACAAGTTTTCCGGATTTGTCTTTTAAATTATTTTTTAATTTAGTCGCATTTGCTCTTTTAGACATGGACGACTTTATTTCTTTATCCAGCTCTCTTTGATTAACTTTGAATCTTACTTTCATTAATCTGTTGGTCTTAAGTAGTAAGTAAAGAATTTGGGGCTAAATAATCCATGTTTTTTTACATCCGTAACCTTAAACATAAGGCGGCCATCAATTTCTATACGTTTAGCATCTTTAAGGTAATCGTAACCTTCTGCATCTAGTTTTATTCTTACCTCTCCTATATCGTGGCTAACTTTTATTTGCGCCCCAACATCAGCGTCATATGAAACTTCGCTCTGCTTGTCCATATACATTATCCTTGCTTTTATGGCTTTAAACTGAGTCCTATTAAGTACTTGCTTTACTCCTTTCACATTATTATATAAATAATTAAAATTAGGATCTGTGCTTATTATTATTTTTTTTGATTCCTTATAAGCGAATATCGATCTAGCAAAAGTATCATGCATATTTTGCATAACAGACTCAAGTGCTTCTTTCTCTTCTGAATTAAAATAAGATGGCATGTTAAAATATATTACACATAGCTTGTTAATTCATTGGAAAAAATATTAAGATAGATTACTATAGTTAAATGACACCGGACGAACTTATTAATTCTGCTTACTCGAAAAATACAAAAATTTTGTTTAAATCTTTTTTGGTTTTAATTGAAGATCTGCATAAAGACCATTCGATCAATTTCGAGAAACTAAAAAAATCCTTACCCCCAGAGTATCACTCGTTAATAAAGCAGGCTGATTACTTTGATGATCAAAAGTTACAGTACTTAAGAAAAAAGATACTAGACATGGGTAATGAGACAATAAGAGAAACAGAAAACAGTTTTGAAAATTTTACTATAAGTTTTAAGTTTTAATTTTATTATAAATAAACAAAGGTATAAGGAATATATATGAATAAAAAAGTAATCTATCAATTTAAAATCGCCAAAAGCGAAGAGGTTGAAAAGGAAGAGGTTTCTCAAGTAAAAAACAAAGAAACCGGTGAGGTGGAAAAAATCACCAAAACTAAAAAAGTCAAGCAAGATACTCCGTATGACATTATCATACACGAGCCATCTCGCAGGCAAGTAGAGGATGCTGATATGGAATTCAGTATTGAAATGAGTAAGTGCATTAAAAAAGGCATACTTACAAAAGCTATGCTAGCTAAGAAATATAGCGATAGTGGGGGACTCTTAAGTGAAGAAGACTCCAACCGATTAATTCGTCTTTATCAAGAATTAAATGAAATTAATAATTCCCTTGGTCGTCTTTTAGATAAAAAGCAAAAAAACGAAAAAGAAAAATCTAGAGAGGCCGAACTATCTAAATCTTTTGCTTCTACCAGGAAAGAGATTGTAGATCTTGAGACCGCATACCAGAATGTCTTTAATCATACGGCGGATACTAAAGCTCAAAATAAAGTTATTTTATGGTACCTGTTAAATCTCTCTCATTACCAGGCAGAGGGTGGAGAAGTTTTACCCTTATTTCCAGGTCAAAGCGCGGAAGAAAAAGAAGAGTCCTACTATGAAATGGACGAAGGTGGCAATGATATTTTTGATCTATCGAGAGATAAGTTAATGACATTCATTAGTTTTTGGTACTTCAGTCAAAATCCAACTGAGAAAGAGTTCCAGGATCTAGAGTCAGATATTGATTCAGGTAATTTGTGATGAGTGGATTCCCGCAACTACAGAAAAATATTTAAAGAAATCTCTGAAGGGTTTTCTTCCTATTTTATAGGGGAAGAAAGAAGGTATATAAAGCATCAGTCATTTCATGATGTTGTAGATTTTGACGACATCTATGACATGCATCTAGAGAGAGCTCAAAAAAAAGGTCTACCTACTGAAGCGGAGATCTTTGAAGAGCTTAAAAAAGATGAAGTGTGGACCGAAAAAGATGATGCTGAAATAGAAAAGCAATCTTTTTATGTCGATAGCTTGATTAAGAATAAAAAGAATATATACCTCAAAAGTGCCCTTGATCAAATAAATAAACAGATAACTGAAGCTGAAGAGAAACTATCACGCATTCAGTCAAAAAAACAAGATCTCGTATCTAATAGTGCTGACAAGTATGCATTGAGTCGAGCGAATGATTTCTATATAGTCAATAGTTTTTACAAGGATAAGGGGTTGCAGGAAAAACTGTACTCAGAAAAGGAATTTGAATATGCGTCCACGACGGAAGTCTCTAACCTTGTAGTGACATACAATGAGTTTCATAAGGCTTTCTCTGATAACAATATAAAACATTTAGCAATACAAGATTTTTATAAATCCTATTATAGTTTCATAGAAAACTTAACTGATTTTTTTGGAAAACCCGTGGTTGAATTAACTAACTTCCAGCTAAACTTAACACTTTACACAAAGATATATAAAAATATATTTGAGCAGTATAGCGAAGATATACCTGAGAGAATTAAAAATGACCCAGACGGCTTATTGGATTTCGCAAACTCATCGGAAAGTAGAGAGAAAATTAAGCAGGAAATATCTAAAGACTCTGGTGCATCTACTATTGTTGGGGCAACAAAAGAAGACATGGATGAATTGGGGTTATCTCAACCAAAACAAGGGAGAACCCTAGAAGATTTAGCTAAAGAAAAAGGAGGTTCTCTCTCAATGAAAGATTTAATGAACCTTAGTGGGGCTTAGTTATATAAACCCATACCCGTAGGGCTAATTCCTGAAAGATCGACACCAGAAGGGCTAACTCCCGTCTCCGTTAGAAGATGTCCTGAATAGGGTGTGTCAGCGTCTGTTTGGCATAATATATAATCTATATCCGGGGCATCTTGTCCCGCTACTTGCCTTGGCGTAGCTCCATACATATTATATGCATATGCTAAGTCTTTAATTTTTTGTTCGGACTCTGAAGCTAAAGCCTTGAAGTTTTTACTTAAATCTAATTTGTTGGTAAATAATCCCGGAATCGCTGACACCGGTCTTTTTATCGTCGTGTCTCCTTCCCTAAGCTCCGTCCAGTTTGATTGTCCGCCTCCGTCTATTCCGGAAATTGTGCTATCATAACTGCCCCTTAATATTTTCCTGGCTTGTTTTGTGTTGTAATCCCTCAGGTACATTTCTTCCAGTATAGAGGATTCCTCATCTCCTAGCCTTGGATAAGGGTTACCATCTACCCCGGTAAAGCAAAATTTTTGATTTAATATTATATTAAGCTCTCCAAGCTTTCCGCTTAAAGAGCCCGATATACTGAGTAATTCAGCCTGCTGTTCAGTAGGGTCTTCTATGAAGTCAAATTCATATTTTAATATACCACTAGCTAGCTCACCAATTTGATTAAATGAATGCATGTAATTAAGTACACGTGAAACAAATTATTGATTTAAAATCTTTAGGATATCTTTTTCTTTTTGAGAGCCAGGTTCTACCATTGGCTTCGTAATTTGAATTGATTTTAATGCTCCCTGTGCTTGTTGCTTATATGCTTTAATTAATTTAGACTTCAGTGTAACTTTTGTTCCTGATGGGAAGACCCCTGCACTTACTGCTAATTCTTGCATTTCAGTCAATTGCATGCTAGCTAAACTTGCCTCGAATTCTTCAATTGTATTAGCCCCAAAAGGATTTTTTTGCTTTCTGCCAATCATATGTTCTAGGCTCCTTGCATAACTAGCCTCTTCCTTTATGTGGTTTTTCCCATCACTGAATTCTTGTATTTTTTTAGATGTCTTCTTTGCGGGCTTTTTTGCATTTACATTTTTTTTATTTTTCATAATTTACCTTTCTCCTTTAATCTATATATATATGATAATGTTTATAAACAAAAAATCCACCGCTATGGGTGGATTCTTTGAAGTCCTTTTAGAGACGCTCTTATTATAGAGTGATTCCTGTAAGAACTCTGTTGTCGAGAATCATACGACCCTCTTCCATGGAACCGTAGTATCCAATTTTTTGTTGACGAACGCTGTATTGGTCGTCAGCAAGAAGACTAAGCTCGGATCCGCTTTCTGCATCAAGAGCAATAGCACGGAACAAGGATTCACGGCCACGGTCAAGACCGATAACCAAATCGTTGTCAGTACGAGAGCTAAGTGCATTCCAGGTAGCAAGGAATTTTTGAGCGGTACCATTAGTAGTTCCAAGCTCATTGATTTCCATGATGCTAATTCCGTAGAATTCAGGAATTCCTCCGTTACTGTAAATAGAGTTGCGCATTTCGTCGGTTGCTGGAATAGCAGTACCAGCTCCAAGTCCCGGCTCAGTATTAATTGGGTTGTAAGCCATAGCACGAAGACCTTCTACTGCCTCAGGAGACATAATCAAGTCGGTAACACCTTTAGAGCGTCCACCTTCTGGGGCTCCACCGGTCCATGCTGTGTTAATGCGCTTTGCAAGAGTCAATAACTTATTGAAATCGTCAAGGATTAAGTTACCTCCGCTTGCGGAAACTAAGTGGTCTTGTCCGTTAGTTTGAGCATCAGCTAAAGATCCAAGGATCAAGTTTGCAGATGTATCTTCTTGGCGAAGCAAGATTTCTTGAGCAATACGTGTAAAAGTCTTTCCAATTACATCCATGCGGGATTTAGCAGCATAACGTTTGTCAAAGTCAACAGCACTATCAAGGCGATAGGTGTTAAACTTCATTTCAGAAACGGTAGGCGTTACAGTGTTGGTGGGTAACCCGCCAGGAACCGTGGTGCTGTAAACCTTAACATAGTCTGGAGCAGTTACATCATAGTAAAGGTCCAAGGGAATGCTAGGGCTATCCATCTCGTTGAATTGAAAGCTCGTGAAAAGATTGCTTAAAGTAGGAGCTTGGCCGATAACTTCGGACAATACTGGCCCGATGAATTCAGCTAATGCTTGCTGAGCCTCGTAAGCGACATCTCTGTTACGAGAGGCCATGGCTTTTACAAGTTCTACTTGTTCTTCTGTTCTCTTAAGTGTGATTTTCATGTTTTTTTGTGTCCTCTCTTGACTTACAGATTAAAGATCAATTTTGATGATATAGTATGATCCAGTTGAACCATCTCCAGCAAAGTAGTCGGCGGATTGAGGATCGTAGACATCTCCACGGTTTCCTACTCCAAGGCATTTTCCAACAACTGTGTTTCCGCTGCCACCTTCTGCACGGAACTTTCCTCCGGCTCCCAATGCGACTAAATCTCCGACTGAAGGCTCGTTACCTGCAATGACTGCGCTTGCTGCAACCGTGATAATACCCTTAGTGAGTACTGGTACAACTTCGCCTGGAAGTACAGCTTGAAGCTCGAGTGCTTTTTGGCGATAGTAAAGAAGCTTTTCTCCATTTTCGTCGAATGCTAAAGTTTGATTCAAGGTAACACCAAGAACAATGTCGGTTCCGCTTGCTACTTCAAATTTTGGAGCGGCTTCAGGATTAACGTTACGCCCTACATGGGGGTAACCAGTTTCACCAAGATAAGCATTAAGCTCTGTAGATCCTTGGCCGTCACTTCCGTAACCGGCTGGTTCTCCAGCTGCCCAACTGCCATCAGTAACCTTTACTAAGGTACCTGCATCGTGAGCTCCTGAAGCTGCGTGAGTAAAGCCACTTAAAGTAGCACCACTTACGTCTAGTGAAAACAAATTCACTACGAAGTGTTCGTTGTATTGTCTGAATGGTAGTAGTCTATTAGCCATTTTTTATGTCCTCTTTTTAGTATTGAATTTGTACACCGTCCTTAGAGAAAGATTTTTTAAACTTTTCCCTTAAAGAAATTTCTTCTTCGATTGACTCGCTATTATTATTCGCAACAGCTTCTTCTTCGGTCTCTGCGGATTCGATAACTTCTTCTGCGGCTGCCTCTGTTTCTTCAGCGGTTTCTGCCTCAGCTTCGGTTTCGTTGGCGAGAGATGCAAGACGTTTTTGAACCTCTTCCTCAATCTTTTCATTAAAAATCTTTTCTTGCTCTTCTTTGAAAGCTTTTGTCTTATGTTTCCATACTACATTTAATTTTTCTTTGTATTGAGCATAAGCCTCTTCGGATGAATCAAGTTCTTTAAGCTCTGAAGCTAAAAGGACTCTGTCTTCATCTTCTAGCAAAAATTCACTATCAAGTTCGGTCATTCTTTCGTTGAACCTCTCGGATTCTTGTTGTGCAGCCACTTCAGTTTTGATAGTAGCAAGCTCTTCGCTAACTTCAGAAAGCTTTACTTTCATATCTTCAAGATCTTGATCGGAAACCTCTTGAGCTTTAGCAAGCTCTTCTTTTTCCTTCTGAAGGTCTTCTTTTTCTTGCTGCCATTTTTCGCTCTTGTCGATAATAGCATCATGAAATACTTTAGTAATATTAGCAATAGCCTCTTCAGACAATTTCTTGGAAGAAGCTTGAGCCTCGAGTGTTTCGGTTACTTGATTTAGAATTTCTTTGTCCATAATGTGCTTTAGTTTATGATTCTTGTTAATGATTACATTGCCTTTATGTAAATGGGAACTTTTTTCTTGTAAAAAATTATTTTTTATTTTCAATACTTCTATCGATGCCTCAGTTTCTTTATCATCTTCGTTTTGCAACTCATCCTCTGTTAATAAAACCACCCCTTTGACATCAGCCGCAGGATTAGATGTAAAGCCTATACCGATTGGGTAAATGTCTCCAACTATTAACCTATGAACTTCTTCACCTTTGTCGGTTCTGCCATTTCCCCCATATGCTTTAAGGAATTTTGAATATTCGTCTCTTTGCTCTCTTGGGATGATTGTTGCCTCTTCTAAATTCTCACTGCCTACCGCAATAACATAATCGTTAAATCCAATTTCCCAGCTTGCAGACACGGTTTGGTAAAGCTCGCTTTCCTTGTCTGTTGATTTTTCGACCAGTTCCGCAAACTCTGGGTTAACTGTTTTATACACTACGGCAGAGAGAGCTATATTAAATGGCTTTGCAGTTAATGAAGCATCTTCGGTCGCCAAAACTTCGTTACTTCCATAAGATGACAATGATGCACCTACGATATGGCCCACTACCTTTTGCTTTTGATGTTCAATATTCGTAGGTTTATGAATAAAGTAATCCTTGATAGCTAATGCCGTGGCGGTATCTATTCCGTCGCCGTTTTTATTAAACCTATTAGCTACAGCCGCATTAAATGCAACCCCAACTAAGTCGATGTTTTTCTCGAAGTCAATATTGTCAGGGGCCAGCTCTTTCAGTGAATCAAGTGATGCAGAACTTATTAGTTGATCACTATCGTTATTTTGTACAGCTATACTCTCTTCAAAACTAGTTATATATTTATATGGAAGCATAATATTTTTTTAAATTAAAAATGATACTTTATATAGATACACTTATTTTTTATTTTTTTTACTATGATACAGTATAGCCGCAGGATAAGATACTATTTTATGCTCTTCTCCAACCTCTAATACTTCAGGCATAATATTTAAATCTTCTATATTATTAAAATCTTTAATGCATTCGCTTGCCTTGCTTTTCCAGCAGTCCATATTGGAAGACATGACTATACTTTCAGAAAGACTCTCTATCATTGTTTTATGGTTTTTAGATAAACGCTTCTTGTCGTATGCTTTCTTGAGTTCAGATTCCATATGTTTACCCAAGTCTTCAATGGCATATATAACGGACTGTATGTCAGCTCTACTGTATGAATCTTCTTTTGCGAGTAAATTGTTTGTTTTTGTTTTTGTGCCAGCGGGTCTTCCTGTTTCTTGCTGGGTGGATTGTTGTGGCTGGCTTTGATCTAGCTCCTGACCTTCTGGTAAAATAGGCTGAGCGACACTCAGGGGGGTATAAAAACCCTGCTCCCTTTGTTCTACGAATTTTTCTTGGGCAGACTTTAAGTCGGAAGGGTTTGGGTAAACGCCTTGCTTGAGGGCAGTCATTCCTTGCTCTGGGGTTATGATGCCCATCTCGATAAGTCTAGAAGTTACTCTATGCATTTGCACTTCATCTTTAATATCTATCTCCACAAACTTCGCCTTGGGGTAGTTCTTGAATCCCATGGCCTTGCAAACCTCTTTTATTTGTGGCTGTAAAATGTCATTAAGGAATGTGTTCCTTGCTTCTTTTAGCCTCTCGAGAAATATTTGAGCTTTAACTTGAGTGCTGGAGTAGTTTTCTTTACCCACGATAATATTCTGCAAACCCTCCTTGATGTCTTCGTTAACTATATCGTATTTATCGGATCCAAGAACTTTGTTTAGGTCAGGGATTACAAATTCCGCCTTTGTGGTATAGTCTGCTATTAATGCTCTACCTATGCTTTCATTTTGAAATAAATCCTGCATAGCCTTCAAGTTGTTTGGGTTTATTCCTCCTTTGTCAGGAGTATTACCCATTGTAACTAGTAATATAACATTTTCAATAGTTCGAGTAATTGCCTGGTCCACTTTCTTGAGTTCCATCTTCCAGTTTATATCATCAAGAACCGGAAACCCAAAGGGAGTAGCAAACGGCTCGTAGTCTTGTTTTTTGTAAAAAGAGAATATAAGTTTGGATGGATCTAGACTAATTAAAACTCCTTCTTGATTAAACTGGCTACCATTAATCGCTTTTTTAGCATCCTCAGGAAGGGCATCAAATACTTCTTGGTCGTAATCTGTCTGGGGGTGCTTAAGCTTTTGAATATCGTATTCGCTTAATATTTTCTTATAGACTCCGTCTTGAGCATCAAAAGATAATACCCTATCAGCTACAAAATCATAAGGGTTTAAGAATACATACTTAACTGGAATTTTCCTATTAGGCAATACTTCTTTTTCAGCAGCATATACTTTATTTAATTTTACTAAGTCTTCTGGAGTGAACTTAGCATTTAACTTATACATAAATACATTGCCAGACCTATAATATTCTCTAAAATACTGATCTTTAAGTTTCCATATTTCTATTCTATCCATCCATTTCTCTATAAAGTTTCTTGCTTTTTCAGACCCCCCTTCTAGGTATATGTCAGAATTTGAGAACTCAGACATTACATCGATAGCATTTCTAAAGATCGCTATATTCGCATAAGCCTTTTGGCATAGCAATATTGAGGATCGAGGGCTAATGTAATTCTTCTCATTACTGTAAGAAAGTGGACAGTCCTCTATATTCTTATATTTATTTTGTTTTTGATTTGTCGAAATATAGTTTCGTCTTGTTCTTGTTCCGTCTTCACACCCAGGCTGATTTACATTCCTGTTGCGAGATGCCTCTGCATAATATGCTTCCCCAGCACTTGAGGGTTTTACTTCTTCATCTTTTAATGGTAGGGAGTTCTGACTTTCTCCGGCCCCATTTGCAGTATTAAAATTATTCCAATAATCCGATTTTTTTACATATTTTCTTGGCATATTTAATAGTACACCAAAGTTATTGAAAGTCTACTTTAAAGTTAAAAGTCGACTTTCTGTTTTAAATCATCATCGGGGCAAATGTCGCAGCGGTCGGGTCTGTTTTTGCCATAGTAAAGTCATAGTAAGTCTTAATCATCCAGTTACCTAATACTAGTGCAGAATAAGAATCTTTTCTTGTTTTTCCTGGACCTGTTTGACGTCTCAAGTTACTGGGCAGTCCAAATGTTTGAGTTCCCTGCGTAGAGGAAGACACTTGTATTAATGCACATTGGTTTTTTGTATAATTAACCATGTCATACTGGTGATCCAGGAAATCTATAATCTTAGAGGCTCCAGCATTTTTTAAAACTTCTTTTTGGTTTGGCAGAAATGTTAAACCGTCAATAGGTACTTTGGCTTTTACTTGTTGATGATAACTTTCATCTAATGCCCGGCACCCAAATGATATCCTCTTATGGTCAAAATTAGCTTGCAATAATTCGTTTGCTCTTCGAATCCAGTCGGATGTAGCTTTTCTTAATACACATATTCTTTTGTCCTTTATATTGTATTGATTCTTGGCCTGCAATAAAACATCTTGATATTTCTCTAGGTCATCAAAGTTGGCTGTAATCTCACCGATATTAATACCGCTTTTATTAAACTGCTCGCTAGCATTTGCGGCCTGCATAAACTGAACACCTCCACCATAGTCACCAACAATAGCTACTATATTAAAATTTGTTAATAAATAATGAAAATAATTAATATGATCTTGCATTTTTAAACCAGGCATTGCATAACTATGAATTAATGTCCCTGTCTGGGTATTATCGTTTAATTTAAACACATGTATAGCAAAGTCATCAGAGCTTTCTGATTCTGCCCAACTAGGGTCAAAAGCTAGCAAATATTTAGAGTCCCTATCTCCAGATATTTCTAGGTGAGGCCCCTCTCCATCCTTGACGGTACATTCCGCCATGGTAGATGTCTTAAAGTACCCAGAACTATCATCGGTAAATACAGCATTAAATTCCCTATCGAATTGAGATTGACTCATGGTCTGTTTTGATTGATTAATCAAGTTTTGATCATAAAGAGCTTTTGGGGCTACATCATAGCTAAAATGCATAATAACTCTCTTAGAAGTATCTAAGCTATTGTCAGGCATGCCATTTAATATCAAATCTTCAAAAGTTTCATATACTTTATATAAGTATTCGAATTTATAACTAGCAGAAGATAAAGCTATTAATTTATTGTTTGGCCATTGATATCTGTCTGCTTCTTTCATTTTTCCTTGAGCTATAAGGTCGTCTTCAAGCTTCCTAACCTTTTCACGTTCGGTAGGGTTTTGAACAACACTTAAGAACGGCAAGATAACTTCGTTGTATATATGCTCAGGCATTAAAAGAAACTCGTCAATAATAATCCTATGAAACCTAAAACCTCGAAGCTTTGACCCGTCGCCTAATGGTAATGCGATAATCCTGGACTCTCCAATTTCTAGTGTCCATTGGTCATTCTTTTTAGATTTTTTTGTTATGCATTGTGCTAAAAACTGGGCCTCTGGTTTATTGGCAATGTCTTCGATTTTTTCAAATATCATTTTTGACTGCCTGAAAGTAGCTGCCATAATACCTATTTGGACCCCTTGATTAAATATAGCATCGAGAAATGCATATATAGCGGTGCTGAAAGACTTAGACATGCCCCGGCTCCATATACCCAGGAAATAATCTGTTTCAAGCATTGATTTAATTGCAAGGTGCTGAAATGGGAATAAGTCCACCCCAGCAATAAGGTTGGTAGTAAAGGTTATATTTTCTCGCAAGAAATTATGTAAATGATACTTGGCATCTTTCTCTTCAAGATGCCCTGTTATTTTAAGTAGCTCCTCATTTATATTCGGAGTATTTTTCTTAATTAAGAATTTACCTTCTTCCCAGGACATGATTATCGATAAAGTATTGGAGGTCTGTTTCCCATAGTTTTTTTCCGTACACTAATAACTTAGGTATGATATTTTGAGATTCGATGCGGGCATCTGCGACATACTTTTCGTATGCCGGTTCGAATATTTTTTTTCTCATAACCCACATTTTTTTACTAATTTTACTGGCACGGTCTTCGTTCTTGACTTTTTTTAAATTAATTAATAAATCATTTAATTCATTATATTCATTATAAAAGTCAGAGTCGAGCTGGTCAAATAAATTTTTACCATTTTTACCAGTAAATATAAATTGACAACGACCAGCATATTCGTGAGACAATATTCTCATGTTATGCCAAATAAAAGACAAGTTAGACCTAGAACCAAATAATATATTATTTTTTATAATTGATTCTATAGAGCCTTCTACAACAACAAATAAAAAAGCATCAAAGTGTTTGGCACGGTCAAGTTCTCGCTTGAATCGTTCGAAGCCCGTGGTTAATGTGCTCTTGAAGTCGCTTTCGTCCTTTCGATCAACATAAGTATAGTTGTAATAAGGATCACCCACGGCATAATCACCGAAGTCTAACTTTAAGCTTGTACTTTTCTTAAACTCTAATGGTTTTCGCTCGCGAGTATCAATCATAATCTTCACATCATCCAGTTCTGGATTTGAAGCAAAAAAGTCTTTCATCAATCCTTTAGGGTATAAAGGAGGAACTCCAACCTCTTCACAAGCTTTAGAATAGGATCCAAAATACTCTCTAAACATATCGATAGAAGGCATCTTATTGAGACATAATTCAAGATGCGGAGGGGCAGACTTCAGTTCTTTGCCCGTTACACGGGCTTTGAGCTGTTTCAGCATCAAACCCCGAACTTCTTCAATTTTAGTATTTTTAGCCCAACTTATAAAATTATTTATATTTTTAAAGTCTCTATTAAAGTAATCAGTAAAGTCTTTAAACTCTAATAGTTCTCCTGTATGCTTATCTCTCTTCTGATATACTTGTATATAGTATTCTGGTATTGTAAGCTTATGTATTCTGGACACATGGGAATGAAGGCCTTGCTTGTTTTTGCAGACCTTGCCGCATATCTTACAGGTTAGGGACATAGTTCGTTTACTGTGAGCCCGAATAATAAGCAAGGGCAGGGCCCCAGAAATTAGACTGATTGCTGGGCGGTTTCCTGAACCTGAGCAGTTTCTTCTTGAGCTTTTTCTTGTGATTCGAGCTCAGAAAGAATCTTACCTTTAGTTTCGTCGTCTAATTCTTCAAATTTAGCTTCTGCCTCTTTAATGCAATAAAACTTTGCTGCATGTATAAGTCCATTAAGGTTTAGTGACTGAAAAGTCGCATTAGCAAGAGATTGAATAATTTTTTGGTTTTGTTCTTCAGTGGTCATAATTTAAAATTTACATTACCTGTGTCTAATGATTTATCTTCAGGTTCTTTAACTTTTTTATAGATTACTTGGTCTGTGTCTGCTTGTCCGCCGACATCCTTCTCTATTAAGTTATTAGGGTTAATGATTTGCTTTAAGGCTTTTATTATAACAAAGTCTTTTTCGTTGACTGGAAGAAAGTCTTTTTCGTTTTGAAAAATCTCTTCAATTTGACTATATTCAAAATCACCTATTAATAATTCAATTTTTTTCATACTGCATCGTTTTTTGATATTCCTAATATTCTTGCTTTCCAGCTTTCCATATTATCAAGTCTAGTTACCTCTTCTTCAACTAATTTTTTCTGCATCTCTGCTATTTCAACCATTCTTCTTCTTTCAGATTCAGCTTGAAAGTTTTTAACTAGAGATATAATGGTTGCATTGTCTTGTCTGCGGTTCTTTAATCGCTCTGCACGGTCACCGTTGAGTTTTTTAATGAGAGACTCCATTCTCTTCTCGCATTTATCGTATTCGTCGGTTTTTGATTTTAATACTTCAGCCAACCTAACAGTCATGTCTTGTTGGTCTTCAACTTCATTAAACATAGTATTTAACTTTTCGATATGATAGGTAATATTTTTTAAATTAATATAATCAACACAAACATTAATATATAAATTAATCTCATCACTTGTTAAGTCTGGCTTATCCCATGTAGCCCTTATAAACTCTGCTTCAAACAATTCTCTATCCTTCATGCTTGTATAGTTGCTTATTACTTGAATAAGGCGGGGGGCAGAGAGGCTCCTAAGTAAAGCATTAATGCAATCCTCTTCCTCGTGAGTTAACCTGTCTTCTTGGAGCTCTATCATTGTATACATGTTTATTTTCTTGAGGCATGTAATATTTAATTTGGGGGGGCTGTACACCCTATTAACCGCACTCTCACTGTCATGAACATAAGAGGGTTCATAATGCCGCAGGAATTCAAGGACAGTTAAATGCTCCTTGCATAACCTTCTGACATTAGAATCAGGAAAGAGTATTTCAGCAATTTGATAAGCACTTAGCCCATTTTGAGCCTGAGCTTTTATAAATTCCCTTTGGTGGTCATTTAACTGGATGTCTGGCACTTTGTCTTTTTTTGTAGTTCGGTACTCCAAGTTTTCTTCGGCCAAAAACTCCCTTACAGATCTACCCTCTCGACTTCTTCCGTCAATATCAGGGTTATCAAATAACTTGCGGGTCAACTCTAATAAGTCTGGAGTCTCCTTAAAGTTATCCCTAATGAATTGTTTTTGCTCGTCAGTTAAGTTCATCATCGCCTAAAAATGCTATTCCTTTCTTGTTTAAAATTGCAGCGGCCTTATCCTTTAAAGTCTTTTTTAAGTTTTTGATCTGTTTGTATCCGGCTTTTCTCCCTGTCTCTGTACTCTTGAAACCCATCTCGTGGGCAACTTCTTCGTCTGTCATGTTTTTAATAAATAATAATTCAAAAGCTTGAAACTGTCTAGGATTTAATTGTTTCTTTAATTCTTTTATTAATTTTGCTGATGCCACGTCTATGTCTGTCCCAAGTACATTATCTGAACGTGCATCTATTTGATTTATGTGATTTTCTAAAGATAATGTTATTTTGATATTATATGCATTCTTCTTGCTCTTAGTCCACTTTTTGTATAGCGGGCATGTGCAGTCTTGCTCTCCAGAGGCTGTAAAACTGCAAAGATTATACTCTGAATCTGAATTAAATGGGCAATTTAAGCATGGCCTCGCATAATTACTATAATGATTCCTTAGGATATTTTTCATCTGATTGGCGATGATTTTGTTTATCCATGGCTTGATGGGGCGAGACTGATCCCACTGACTCCATTTATTAAATATATGAGCTCGAATAATCTGGCAAACATCGTCGAAGTCAACCCAGGCAACTGATGTTAAAAACCAATTCTTCCTTCTTTTGGACAGCTCTTGATCTATTAAGTCTGAGTGATCTTCGTATGTTTGGGTTTCTGGATTGGACGAGGTATCTTTCTTTGAATTATTTTCCGGGTTTCTGCTCTGGTTCGACATTGACAATATCTCCGAATTTGTAAGTTTTGTTGCCTGATCCTTCATGAGCTAAATCATAACTCAATCTCCCAATGCTTGGAACATAGTCAATGTCTGTTTCATCATCTTTCAACGGCACTGAAGCTTTGGATTGCGATGTCTTTTTATTCAGGTTCACTTTTGTCTTTGTGCTCGACTGAGTTGACACTCCTCCAATAGGTGAGCCGCATGAAGAACAAAATTTAGGTTTAGCCCCAGAGTATGAGACCTTACCTCCACATTCAGTACAATATATATGTTGCATATTATTATATAATAATTGACTGCAAAAAAAATCAATTATTTATATTAAGTATCCACCTATTGCTCTTGCTTGTGCTTTTATAAATTTAAGTAAATAAAGTTCGAAGTCTTCTTCTCCAAATTTTTCCCGAATCTTCACTAGGTCAACATTCCCCTTGACATAGTCTACTCCAAGAATACCTATAATGTTGCCATTAAGAGTCTTGATTGGTACATTGAAAATTGACTTAACCCCCTTGGAATGCAGAAGAGATGAAAATGCATGGTCATCTAGACTGTCGGAGTCAAAACTAAAAAACTTTCCGTCATCAATTAAATGGCTTATATAAGAGTGGTAGTTTGATACTTTATATTCTTGCATCTCGATACATTCTCTACTAGTTCCTTCTGTGACAATCTCATGAGTACAGCTAAATTTCTGCTGATGCCTGCCTGATAAGTAACTGTTTCCATTGTGGAACTCAATCACATATGCTCTGTCTCCACCTAACTCGGTTAAAATGAACTCTAATGCTTTGTATACGTTCCTGCTTTGAAGAGTGTCTTTAATGACCGGGTCCTTGCAGTCAGAATCACAGGAGGCTTGATTCCTGTTTTTAAATATTCTATGTCCGAATATTACACTGCTTAATGTAGCCAGTGCAGTAATCACGGATGCTATTATTGTGGACCAATCTATCATTTAAAAAAATAGTACACTAATTTATTTGTTTTTTAATTTTTTGACTATATATTTAAGTATTTCACTCCTAAAAATATCTGACTCGTTAAATTTAAAGCAATAAATCCCCCTGTCTCTGCTTTCATCGTCGTCAAACACTTTAATCATGTCATTAAAACCGCTCTTTCCGTTGATGTCGCTCTGCATTGTGTCGCCACATACAAAGAGTTTCGTGCCTTCACCAATTCTGGTGATTAACGTAACAAGCTCTCTGAATGTAAAGTTTTGTGATTCATCAGCTATAACGATTTTGTTTAACCAGCTTGCTCCTCGTAAGAAATTGATTGGCATCGCTTGAACTCTACCGCTTTTAATGAGCTCTTGCTTGATAGTCGTTGTTTTTGGCAACATCTCGTCGAGCTTATCTTCTAGTGGAGCCATGTATGGATTAAACTTATCCTCTATGGTGCCAGGAAGGGCTCCAAGGCCTTTTTCCGCACTCTCTATAGCTGTCCTCACATAAAGCAGATCAAGTTCGCCATCCTGCCTTAGTTGCCTAAGGGCAGCGAAAACCGCCATGTATGTTTTAGTGGATCCGGCTGGTCCAGAAACAAAAATTATTTTGCATTCTGGATCTAATGCTATATCTACAAATTTTTTTTGTTTTTCACTCAGTTTCAATCCTTTAATTCGGATCTTAGGCTGAAAGGCGTTATCGTTAATGATTTCAATCTCTTCTTGATTAATTTTTTTTCTTCCCATATGTTTTTGTTAGGATTGTATATAATTACACAAAGTTTAGTGTATAATATATATATTATATGGGAAATTTATCAAAATACGACGTACTTAATTTATTGTCAAAGAAAATGCCTTTTTTTGCGGCCACACAATGGCTAAAAAATCCACATCCAGAATTTGACGGAAAGGCTCCGTCTGACTTGATGAAAGAAGGGGAGATCGAAGCTGTTTATGCTCAATTAGAAGCCGACCTCAACGCTAAAAAGAAAAATGGGTAGAGAATTCGCCAGATTTTCGGTAAAACTGAGCGAGACCTTCGATTTAGGTGAAGGCCTTGATACTGAGTCCCCGGGGGTAACTTCTGCTAATTTTTATGGCCCAGGTGGCTCCCACACTGATGTCACTAATTCCCTTGAAAGCTTGAATGCGCTTGCATCTAATAATACTAAGTATACTATTATTGATATTAAAGACGAAACTCAAGAGCCTCAAGTTGCTGCAAGAGTCATAGCTCAAGGATTAGCATCAGGAAACACTTCAGGAAATTGGACTTTGATCAGCGGCATAGGTTGCACTATTGAGGGTTTTGGTCAAGGGGGTTTCAAAATTACCCCTACTGAGTCAATGGGTCGCTCAATTATAACTTTTGGAGCCGGAGATGGCGTCGTACTATCGGTTGGAAAAAGCAGTGAGTCCTTTACGGTCAATACTCGTAATGGAAATAAAGCTGTCTTCTTTGTGATAACAAAATAATACTCATTTGAAATGAAAATCAATATTATATGGGGCAAGTATGTGGTCTACGATTATGGCCGCGAAGATATATCCACCGCAATAGGAGAAAAATCCATAGACATCAAAGATTCAACAGGAACAGTCGTCTCGAAACTTAAGATCGATACAACAAATAACCAGATTTTAAAGCTACCCACATTGTCACGAGATGTTTCTTATGATATCGAAATAGACGACGGTATCCTTGATGTTCAAAGCGATCTACCTTCGGAAGATGAAGAGCCAGAGCAAGACGGTATAAAAATTAGCGAATTGCCAGCCACATCTGCCCTACAGCAAAGCGATTTGTTTGCAATATCCAGGGACGATGCGGAAGATGGCAGCTATAATCGAACACTGCATGTTACCTTGACTGATTTAATCGCCTCAATCAACCCATTGGCTACATACATTCTGACCGTTAATGGCGTCACTGGGGGCGCAGTAACTCCTTTGGCTCCAGAAAACTACCAAGAAGGTGCGACTGTTACCGCCGGTATAACAATGGAACCAGAGTATAATTTTCTATCTTGGACCTCTGATTGGCCCACTCTAGATGGATCAACTGATGCAAGTTTAAACTTTCAAATGCCCGCGCAAGATGTCACTTTAACACCAAATGTCGAGGTCGCTGACAATAGCACATGGGATCATACTATAAATGAGGCCGGGGCCTTAGGCTTGGGATGGCCTGGATATGATCCGCCTGCTTTAAGATATTCTAACGAAACTACAAAAACCAGCGATTCTAACGATTTCAAATTCTTCTATCATAATAATAGCACATTTACTTATACATCTATTCTTGTATTAGATAACGAGTTTGATTGGGTAAAAACAGAAATTCAGTCTAATCCATCAAATTTACTAGTTGAATATATCGATAATACCGGAACCGTGCTGCAGGATTCTTCCTTGCAAGATTTATCTTATACCGGGCTAGGGATTGAGACTAAATGGTTTGGTGCGAGCTCTAACAATATACAAACAGGCGGGATTCGAGTATTGGGCATATCTGACGACACAGGGGGAGGATTTCCTGGTCAAGTGTATCTCGGCATGCAATATGATCTACCATATCCGCATGTACAAGCTAGGATCACAAAAATAGATACCAACGATACCTTGACCTCACCAAAACTTATAGTATATGATCGTAATGATCCTACATTTGGAGTAGGAGTTTAATCTCTTACTTTTTATTTAAAAAAGAGCGGTACCAATATTCTCCACCTTGCCTCAAGCTGTCATTGCTTTCCCTAATATATTCAAGCAAAGAATCAATCAATAATAATTTTTCTCCTATAAAGTAATTATTTGTTTCGTCCCTGACTTCCTTTATAATATCTTTTGCGAAGTCTATATACGGACATGTATTTGTTGGTATTTGTGGGGCATCTGCCTTGTAATCTTCTATTGTTTTGCGTTTCATATAATTTATTATACACGCAAAAAAAAGCCCTCTGTAGAGGGCTAATAATTTATAATACTATACAACCTTGTTGCCAGGAGGTAAGTCGGCGATTTTGTAAACTTCTGCGGGGTCTTGTTCGGTGACCGTTTTAGTGCAAACATAAAGGGCGGGGCTAGCTCCTGTCACAAGAAGCATTTCTCCGGCTATGGCGTCACTTAAACTGTTTTGTATGTCGGAGCCTGTCCGGATTTTAACACGAAACTCTTTGTTATCTAAGTATTGCCCACTGTATCCTATGTTTTGCATCTAATTATTTACTTTTTTTCTTTTTCCAACCGCTGTCAGAAACAGGTACACATTTGCCGTCTTTTTCTACATATCCCTCGTTGCATTTGGGAGGGTAACCAGCTTTTTCGTCAGCCTTAGATTCTTTTTTTTCTTTGCTTGATTTTTGAGCTTTTTTTAATGCTTTAGGGTCTGGATAGTCCTTGTCGCCTGGTTTGGCAGGCTTGTAATTCTTGCCTTCACGTTTTTTCTTGTCGCGAATATTTTCCCAAAGACCTTTTTTTGCGTCAGACTCTTTCTCTGTTTTCTTATCACCGCCCTTTTTCTTATCGTTGCTTTCTTTCTTGTTTCCACCTTCTTTCTTATCTTTTGAGTCTTTGCTTGTTTTACCTTGCTTATCTTCGATCTTTTTCTGGATTGCAGGTGGAAGCTTTTTTTGTTTGTCAGTCAAAGCCTCTGATTCGTCTAACTCGTTCAATAATTCATCTTCGGCAGAGCTACCTTTGGTAACTTTAGTGACACTCTTCTTGCTCCACATCTTGCAACTCCAATACTTTGCTTTTGTCTTGGGTCCAGGATTATCACAGCCATGACGAGCACGAAAGCTTTTGCGGCGAGCAGGGTCGTCACGCTTGATTTCCATGTTGGGGTCGCCAAAGTTTACTTTTACGACATTGCCTTTTTCGTTTTTGACATATACTGAGAATTTCTTAGGCCCTCCCGAAGTTCTAAATGGCTTGTTTAATTTTTTACCCTTTTTTTCTTCGGCCGCCCAGGATTCCTGGGAGATTTCTTCCGCGTTACCCTCTTCAGCTTCTAGTTGAGCCCGTATTTCTTGTGTGAAGTCTAGTTCTTTCATTATATTATAATGTATATTAAATTATAAATTTTCTATTTTAAATTATTAATTTTTAATTAAATTCACCCATTAGGCAAGGGTCACGAGCCACAATAGCGGAATATCGGGGAGTGTCTCTAACCGGGTTCACCCAGTGCATCGCACCTTTTTCAATGTGTAGCACCCGACCAGGAATGTCATTGTAGAAATTGAATCTTTTGTTGTGTTTGTCCTCTATCACAATACCATCATGTTCCGATGATGTGAACACCATCAAAGCATGCCATGGCCAAGGATCATGGTGTGGTGGTATGTAATCTCCTTGATCGTACCTGTTCACACCAACATATGACCAATCATCAGGTATGTCGATTTCTTTAGCGAATTGAGACAACACCCAATCAACTAGTTGAGGAGTCATGTTATTCAAAGGTTGTTTATCTTCTGGGAGAACCTTTATTGCGGATGACTCGCGATAAGCTAAATTGTAACGTGGATACTTGACGTGATCCATTGAAGACTCAAGTGCTGGGCGATGCCATTGCACATTTTGTTCTATTCTATCAATGAAACTCATAATCTACCTGCGATCCTGGTCCAAGAGTATTTATTATTAGCATTATCATCAAAAAGACTGTAATTTCCTTGACCGATTCCGAACAAATGACCTTTTGCATCTACATACACTGCAAAACCAACACCATCACCATATGCACCAGTGTAACATCTGAACTGAACCGGTGTGGTTGGTGTGTTGGACCGTGTAAATATTAATTGAGCGCTGGTTATACCATTTCCTATCTGTCCGTATCCATTGTTACCAGCAGCATACAGTTGTTTATCATCGCTGAGAGCGTAAGCTGTTGTTTCGGAGCCATAATTGCACAAGAACATTTTGGTGATATTTTTGTCGCTCAAATCTGGTACCAACTCCCATGTGTTTCTGCTGGTAGTATCACCAAGACCAAGTTGTCCGTATGAATTGCGACCACAACTGTATATGTTACCATCTGTCTTCAACACATACGCACTGGCAGAACTTCCACCGGCAACCCAAAAATCAACCACGTCGTTGGTTACTGTGATTTGAGGAGTTCCGGAATGTGTGGTGTTTCCAACTCCCAGTTGACCATAAGCGTTGTAACCCCATGCGTACAACCGACCAGTGGATGTTCTTACATACACAGTTGTGGCGTGACCGTTAGTAACTATTTTCATGTCCACAACTTGTTGGTCTATCATACCTCCTTGAGTAACTTTGTGCCAATTTTGATGTTCAGCTTCTGTACCGGTACTAGTTGTACCATCACCTCGTTGACCATAACTATTACAACCGGTGGTTTCAACAGTACCGTCGTGTTTCAACACGAATCCACACTGACCGTAATATGTGTTTGTATGACCAATACTCGTGGTGGTCCACTGACGACCACCGATGTATGCTTGCTTTACATTGGTATTGATCAACGCTGGTGCTGGCCCCAACGTATTCATTTGATTATTATTTATACCCAAACCAAACAGATAACCATGTGGATTGTGACCTGAGCCATACAAATCACCATTTTCCATCAAATAGTAAAATGTTTTATGATTGTGGGATCCAGTGGAAACGTGGATACATTTCAGATCTTCTGGTAAATCCACTTGACCAATCCAATTATTAGTCATGTGGGTTCCATCCTTGTAACCCAATTGTCTATTGTCATTTAAACCAGTGGCGTAACATTTACCTGTTTTGGAAATTATAAACATATTGTCATGACCTTCGAACACCTTGTCCGCTAGTTCACCGTCTGGTAAAGGTAAATTAAGGAAGGCACCATGATTGCTGCTATTACCAGCGCAATGATAGCTTGTGCCACCAAAAACACGAGCCTGATGCGCTTGATCGATCAACGCCATTTTATGAGTATGATCGTGCATTATACCGTCACCATGTCCAAATTCTGAGAATTTTTCAACAAGCGTGGAGTCTAGTTGTCCACCACCGGTGTCGTCAAGAGTTAATTGATAAACAGGATCTGATGCCGTACCTATGTTCTTGTAACTTTTTCCAAATTTTTTCATATCTTAATATAAGATTACACAAGAATCTTATTTTCGGCGGCATATTCTGTCGCCAATCTCAACACGACCCCCACACTCATGCCAGACATTATTTCTTTTTTTGTTTTTTTTATTCAACTATACAGTATTTATTATAAAATATTATAAAATTTGTATTGTTTTATTTTTTGCTATACATTTTTATCCCCTTCCAATTTTTTTAAAAACCCTTTTTTGATTTTTTACCCGCCGATTTTTTTTGATTTAGTAAATTATATAAAGTTATAATATTCAAAATTGAGAATGAAGATACCCACCCCCCCCGCTATTTAGAAAGTCATACCTTCGTATAAATTCAAAAAAGTACCCCCGGGGTCGGATTAATTTTCTTTAAAATAATTGCCAATTAGTTTGACGTCACCTCTTTTTTGCCTTACCTTGTATATATGAACTTAATAATAGATAACTTAAAAATTGATCAAGTCGAGCATATCGAGTCTAACCTTGTAAATGTGTTTTGTGAGCTTGACTCAGGCAAAGACTGCTACGAAGGTGGTGTTGACGTTGACATAGTAGTAAGAGGAGATGACGACCGCATTCTTGTTGACGCTGTAAAAATTAACTGCGTAGAAGACGAAAGCGGTAATGAAGTTGAGGCTACTTTTAATGCAAAGGCGTTAGAAAATAAGTTTGAAACCTTACTTGGTAAAGTTCTACATAGTAAATTCACTAACCAAAACGAAAGAGAACTTGTTGAGGCATTAAGCTAAAATAATTGCCAATAAGTTTGACGTAAGTTAAAAAATATACGATAGTAGTAATATGAACGAATTAGATATAATAAACACAGAAGCACGGATCAAACACATTAAATCCGTAATAGCAAATACACGTAAGAACTCAACGAACGTTGAAGCCGATGAAATTGCCATTGAAGAACTTGCCTTGCCCGAACTAGCAAGAGCAGAAAAGAGGCTTGCCGAACTTAAGGCTAGCAGTGCAAAGCTTGACAAGTTCCTCGACAAGTTGGAAGCGCGCCATACTCACTTAAAATAAGTTTGACACAATTAACTAAATAGACAATAGTAATAACATGACAGAACAATTAGAAACATTCATGACAGAAGAACTCGGTATCATCGACCGCTTGGGCAGAGACCCACTTGAGGGACTTGACCTCTTCGAGGACGTAGGCGGTAACATATGGACACTTGACCAAATCATCCACGAATTCAATAACCAATGAGCGCCGAAAGAGTACCATACCCCGAACTTGATTGCTCCATTGCAATGAGCAAGGCACGCGGCAACCTAAACTTTCTTGTGAATAGAACTAAGGAAGAATGGAGCGAAACCTTTACCACAGCGCAAGCCATACAAGATGCCCATGCTGCGCTTGTACTAGCACAAGAAGAATACGAGAAAGTCTTGACTTTACTCAGAGAATCTACTAAATTATAAGCATGAAATTAGTTCTCACAACAATAGGTCAAGGCAAGGTCGCCATAGTAGAAAGCGCCGAAAAGGCGGATGAACGTAAAGGGGAAATGTACATCAGCCATGCAGTAGCAAGGTACAATGTGGAAAAAGGCAACTTTGTAGATGTATCAGCCAAAGGATGGAATCCCGAAGGTCGTCTCTATGTGCTAGCCGAAGACATGTAAGTCGTTGAGTATCAGGCGCTTATGGCGCCCTGGCCCGCCTAAGTCGTTGACTATCAGTGGGTTACGGGTTTAATTACACCATTCGGCGTCTTCTCCTTGTTCGTCCATTAGCCACTCGTCTAGTGCGTAGGTGTCAAGGTCAGGATCGTTATAGCTCACCCCGTCAGGGGTGACAGGGGTGCCGCAATCTACTAGCGCTTGAGCTAGGTCTTTGTAGTGAACGAACCGACGCGCCTTCTTATAAAGACTCCGGTCGTTGCCTAGCCATAGCGCTACGTTCCAAGTCTCCCAATTCTTCCATCCGTTGTATGTTGTATCTGTCATAATTAACTTTCTTTGAATTCTTTTATAATTTGTTCCATTTGTGAAAGTACAGATTTTTTGTTTCCTTTGAATCCGTACTCAGTTTTTGCGATTGAATATGCTGATTGACCTCTTCCCTTCATTCCAAGACACTCTAACTTGAGCGCGGATCTTATACTGAGAAATCGAAACATATCAATTTGTTCGGGTGTTTTTAATACTAACATAATAATAATCTAGTTGAGTTTTTCGGTTTTGTCAAATTAAATAACAAGGCAATTAGCGATAGCCATTTGGTCAATAGCATCACAAATCTGTTCTTTCTCAAGTTCTGCATTGATGATTGTACCTTGTGACCAATTACAACCTGCATCTGCATCGATTTTCTCTGAGTCGATAATTTGTTGAAGTTGGTTAATTCTTTCGTTGAGTTCTTTTAATGTTGTCATAATAGTAAACTAACACCCTAACCTAATTATAGCAAGAAAAAAGTTAAATTAAATGCATGTTGCCATAAGCACTTGACTATCAGGCACTTATGGCGCCCCGGCCCGCCTAAGTCGTTGACCATCAACAACTTAGGGGGGATTATGCTACTTTTCCCAAGTGTCGTCTTGCCCAAGCATACATTGAAACATAAGAAAGAAAGCAAAGAATGTGGGCGTCAAGAAGAAAAAGTAAATAATAAATTCTAAAATACTCACTTGTAAAGTCCTTTCATTTGGTCGCTAATACCAAGATCCAAATCCTCTTCGTCAATCGACTCGGCAGTAGGGTTGTAATCAATAAGAGACATCTCGTCTTCGATGTCATGCTTTTGATTGTCAAGTAATCCATGCTCGCCCAAAACCTCTTGAGACTTAATCTCTGAAACAAAATCTTCTAGAGACTTGTTGAGACCAAGACCTTTAGGCGATTGGACGGCGTGCTTAATGATGGATAATCTTTGTTCTTGTGTTAATGTCATAGTTTTAATTGTTTTAATTGTTTATCATTTATAGACTGTCTCATTAAATAAGTCAATTCATTATCATACTTTTGTTGCTCTTTAGCTGACTCAAGAGCATAATTTGCTTCAATACCGCATTTAACTAAAAGATTTACTTGTTGAAATGTTTCTAGTCTTAGTTTAGCTTTTGACTTTCTATAATTAGCTTGAAGTTTGTTTTGTTTTTGTCGGGTTGCTTCTTTTTGGATAAGCGAGATTCTTTCTTGTTTTTTTAATGTCATAATAGTAAATTAGTTTAATGGTAATGCTTTGTCAAGCCTTGTGATAACAAATCGCCTAATGTTTTTAAGCACATCTCTTAATTTTATTTCAACCCTTGCTCTACTTACATCAATCTCTTCCCCTATCTCTCTGAGTTTCATCTTATGCCAATAGCGCATTTCTAATAGTTCTGAGTCTTCATTGTTCAAGCGAGCCATAACTTGCTCGATGTAATCTTTTGTTTCGTATGGTGTCATAATAGTAAGGTAAATTAGTTTTAGGAGTTAAGCAAGCTTTTTTCTTCACGAATTGCAACGAGTAAATCTTCGTGAGCTTTTCCGTCAAGTTGAAATTGTCTCATGAGTTTAGAAATGTCAATAGGTTTTTGCCATCCTAGCACATCATCATATAAAGAAAGAGGAACTTTCTTTCTGTCTCCGCCCTCATCAAATTGAGCACCAAACACTGCAACTTCAAAAGTTTCATGCTGATAAGTACCATAAGGCAAAGACCAATCGTCTTCTATGTCGCCCGCAATAACAGAAAATAAATATCCGTTGTCAAGCTCAAGTGATGCAGTCCATCTTTTAATATCTTTGTGGTGTGTGAATTTTAAATCATTGAATGTTTTCATATAATAATAAACTAAATTAGTTTGTTTTGTTTGTCAACTATTATCTTCAAGGCTTGCCCACTCTGCTTCGCCCGCAATAATATCCATGATGTCAGAAATAACTTGATCGTAAATTTTAGCATCCATTCTGTGATACTTCTT